GTAAAACTCTTTGAAGTCTTCCGCGTTGTCAGGGGCTTTACCTTTGCGGTCAAACTCTTGCTTGATTAGTTCTGCAATTGTCACAACAGCTAATCCTTCCAACGAATGTTTTACGCGGCTTAAGGCAGACTCTAACACTCTAAGCAACTCGTCTACAGGGGCTGCGTTTAGATAGGCTTTGGCTTCTGCCTCAGTAATCCACTTTGGGCTTGAAGGCGGCTCCTCACCGTCCTTACCTTCCAACCAGGCACGCACTAGGGCAACAGAGATTTGGCGATATTTGGCAATTTTCTCTAGAGAATCATCCCGCAGACCTTGCTTGCCAATGTTCTTGATTCGCCAGTTGCGAATGGTCTGACCAGTCACCCGATCGCCAGCCGCGTTTGATATTTGCGCTGCCAACTCAGCATCACTGCCAACCCGCCTCACTTCTTTGGTTGTCCAGTCTGCAAGGCGCTCTAGATAGCTGTCTGAAGCCATTCCCGTATGTCGTTTAGATGTCAATACCTAAACGTTAGCACCTACGATTGTGAAAAGTTTGTAAGTGCACTTGCAAAGTACACTTTGATCAATTAGGGTGAGGTCATCAGCAATGAACGAGCTGATCCTAGTTTCAACCAAGCTTTGCGTCCTTCCCGTAGCTCCTGCGGGCTTTTTTAGAATCTCTTGGTACTCCAGTGGTACTCCCGAACTATGAACAGACTCGAACTGCCGCATACCGAGCGCAAGACTCTCGTAGTACATGAATCCCTGTTGCCGCGCATTAAAGCCGCCGCTCAACCACATGAGCATCAATGGCAAACTGTGCAGCGCTTGATCGAAGCGGGTCTGCGTCAGCACAACGCCAATACAAGTAACGCCTAATCTCCAGCCTGATTTCTCAGGCTTTGCAGCCAACCTAACCGCGTGAGTGAGACGCGATTCGTATGACACAAACCAACATAACCGACGCAGCCTCAACACTGCTTGCCCAGTTTGAACAATGGGCGCAACTGGAACCCGATCGCTGTCGGGTAGACACGTACAGCGCTACGCCAGAATTGAAAGCTCAATCTGACATCGCCCTAAAGCTAGGCGATAGCTGGTTTACCGTTTGGGCAACCGCTTTTGCCAGCATTTCAAATAGTGGATTAGCCATCCTCCAAGCAGCGTTGCAGGAGGCGATCGTCGCCAAAGGCTGGGATATGTCACTGCATTTCACCGCTGGCACAGACGGCGAAGCGGTTGGCTGGATAGGAGAAGTTGACATTCATCGTTTGACTCGCCCTTCCTTCTGGCAAGTATTCCACGAAGCAGCCGCGATCGCTCTCCTCACCGCATACCTGCAAGCCCTTCGAGCAGAGAGGGCAGCAGCATGAACAACCTCACCTCTCTTACATTGCTTGCCCAGTTTGAACAATGGGCAGCAGCAGACTACGAGTTTTGCCGCATCTTTCATCTGAGCGCAGGCATCATCAACATCGAGGTCGGGCTTGATGGCAGATGGGAGCCGATTTGGTCGGCCCATCTATCAGGTCTTACAGCCAGTAGCAAAGCAATCCTTCAGGCAGTGGTACAAGAGGCGATCGCTGCCAAGAACTGGGACTGCCAGTTATCCCGAAGCTATGACTACAGTACGCCTATACCCACCCGCATCTGGGAGGCAAAAGTAAGCAACCCGTTTGAAGTTGATGCAACTGGGAGCGCAGTTGTGCATCTCATAAACCATGCTGAGTCAGCGATCGCTTTGTTTAGTGCTTACTTGCAAGCACTTGCTGTTTTTGAGGCAGCAGCATGAACAACCTCACCTCTCTCGCCTGGTGGCAGGGTAAGCAACCTGTTGCCCCTCAGCCTGCCCCTCGCCCAACGATCGCACCCGAACAAATCATCCTCGCTGCGTTCAAGGTCGATCACGTTTTGACAATCCACAGCAAAAGCAGCGCTTCAACGGTCTGCCCTGACCTCCGCGCTGCTCCTACTACTCCCGCAAGGAGTGCAATGCAAGCAATTACTCTATCAGATTCAACCCGTTTTTGTGCCTTTCCGGCAAGGCTGATCAATGATTTCGATGCTCTGGTAGCCACCGCTACCGCCATCCTTCGCCATCACCCTGGCATTGAGCGCGATCGCTTCCTCCTCAAGCTGGGGTTTGAGTTGATCCGCAGTGGCAAGAGCCGCCCCCGTCCCTCGGCTCAGGGAGAACGAGCGCTCAAGCAGCTAGAGGCAGCAAACATCATTCGACTGCAACCACCGACCGCGATTCGAGAGCAAACGCTGGTCTATCCGGCTGGGTATCGGGTGGCAGTCAAGCCGCGCGATCGGGCAGTGGATCTGCTGGCGGTTCGGAGTTGGATTGAGCCGAGCTTGGTGGGTACATGGCAACCAGCGGCGGCGGGCAAACGTAATTTTAGGAGAGCGAAATAATGACTGTTTCATTGCTGATCGAAGTCCCAGAAGAGCTGCACGACTCGTTAAAGACGTTCATGGCGCATCGCCCCGACTACGACCAGGATCGCGCGTTCACGGCTGGCTTATCGCTGTTTCTCATGCAGCACCGTACTGAGCTGGGTCACAACGGTTCACAACGGAAAGCTGCGCGATCGTTCCTCAATGCCGTGTTCGGTCGAAGGGGTGAGGCGTGAATGCAATCAAGAAGCGACCAGTGGCGTTTTATTGCGCCAATGAGGACGAAGCACAGCTCTTGTTTCTACACTCTGCCAACCAAGCCAGGCGTACTGACGAGTGGGAAACGATTGAACGGCGACCTGAATACGATTGCTTTGCAGAGCTGGGCTTTATTCCAGACGGCTTGTTATTTCAGGATGGGTGGTCATCCTTTTGCTGGGAATGTGACCGCACTATTGACAGTGATTGCTGGGACTACGAAGAGGATGTTGAATTACATCCAGTTTTTGAAGGACAGCGATCGTTTTGCTCTGAGGCCTGCTGCAACGGTTGGCACGAAGAGCGACGGCGGCGTCGGGAGTTAAAGGCTGAGGCGATCGCACTGGTAACAAACCGCTATCCAGGCAGCGTTATCGAAAGCGTCTCGGTTGGCTTGTTTGGCCCTACAAGTAAGCAGCGTGTTGAGTTTAGTGTTCCCGGTGTAGCGGGTGTTGTGTGGGATAGCGCAGAGCCAGATTTTGTATTGATTCGCAAATACGACTTAGAAGATTGGCAGGCATATAAAGCCAGCTTGGGAGTTGCTTCATGATCCTCCAACTCCAGCCAATCGACTACGAAGAAGCCTGCGTGTTTATTAAGCAACACCACAGGCACCATCTCCCGCCGCAAGGGTGGAAGTTCGGCATTGGGTTGAACAACGGGCTTACAGTCGTTGGGGTGATCACGGTCGGTCGTCCAGTGGCTAGACACTTTGACAATGGGCTGACGTTGGAAGTGACTCGTTGCTGCACAGATGGCACCAAGAATGCTTGCTCAATGCTCTATGGGGCTGCATGGCGGGCTGCTAAAGCAATGGGCTATCTGAGGCTCATCACTTACACATTGCAGACGGAGCCAGGTACGAGCCTTAAATCCGCAGGCTGGAAAGAAATAGGGACAGCGGGGGGAGGTGGTTGGAATCGTCCCAGTCGCCACAGGGTTGATAAAGCCCCCACTCAGTTAAAGCTTCTGTGGGAAGCCAGAGCCAGCCCCTAAAAAGAATCCTCCCCACTGGTGACGCAGGGGGAGGACTAGACACCGCTTGTTTGTAGGGTTCGGGAAACAGGCGGTGTTGTTTTAGCCAGTGCTTAGTTCGTCGTCGGGCATGTACGCCAAAAAATCACCAGGCTGAGCATTGAATGTCTTGCAGATGATGTCCTGACTCTTGATTGACGGGTAAGCCTTTGGATCGTTCAGCAGACGCACGATCGTCGGTCGAGGAATGCCAGTCCGCTTTGCAATTCCGTAAGCAGTCGTCTCCCCCCTAGCTTCAAAAAACTCTTTCAGCTTGTTAATCATGACCATTACAAATAACCCTACAGATACAAATTACTGCCAAAAACAAGACATGTCAATTAGCTTGACATGTCAACTTAGTGGACATATGATCGTAGGTAAGCAAGCGATTCAAAGCTTGCGCATCCAAGCTACTCCCGAAGTTTTCTCAGGACCGTTGGGAGTAGCACCCACTAAGAGGTACTCAGATTATGGCACCCGTAGCAACAGCGGTTCAAGAAAGAACGATCGCGCCCCACCTGGAGATTGTGCAAGTCAAGCACGAGCCAGCGCGTCAGATCAACGAAACCTACATCCTGACCGTGAATGACCCTGACAGCACCGCACCGCAAGAGCGGCTCATGGTTTTGGTGCTCGACCACTTTGACGAAGAAGAAATCCTGTTCAATGTCTTGACGAATAACTGCCGGATCGATGTGCTGATGAGCGCTATTCGTCGGTTCATGAAGGGCACCGATCGCGCTCGTCACCGCCTCTGTTTTGAAGAGAGCTGGGTAGCCGCCACGCCTTTCTAAAGTTTTCTCCTAGTCACGCGGGGTGAGCGATCGCCCCTTCTTTATTCCTGAAAGAGTTATGAAATGGTTTCGACACGATACCGACATGAGGAAGAATCCCAAGGTTCGCATGGTCATCAGAACTCATGGCGTTACTGGTTATGGCATCTGGAGCGCGCTCTTAGAGGAGCTGTACACGCATGAGGAAGGATTCCAGGTTGAAGCTACTCCTTTGTGGTTGGCGACCTTTGCAGACGACTTAAGAATTACCGACGATCGCACACTAACCAGAGTCTTTGACACCTTTGCGGAACTGGGTTTAATCTCCGCTCAACTTTGGGCGGAAGGGGTTCTCTATTGCGAAGCAATTACGAAGCGCGGTGATGCTTACATCAAACAGCGTACCTACGAAGCAGAGAAAAAACGGAACCAACGAGCCAAAGAAAAAGAATTGTCCCTAGGGACAAACAAGGGACAACGGGACAAAGTGCCAATGTCCCCCCCTCAGATATCAGATCTTCAGATCTCAGAATTACAGAATTCAGATCTTCAGATCTCACACACAGATCCGGAAAGGCGTGTGTGTGCGATCGAGGAAATTGAAATTCAAGACAGACCGGAACCGGAAACCGAGCCGCTGCCAAAATTCAAACCGTCAACCGAAAGTTCTGAAGCAAGGTTCCGCCCGCCCGCCGCGTGGCGTTTGAGCAATAAGCGCAACGACTTTGAGCCTGGATTTGTCGAGTCTGTGCGGCTCTACATGGCAGATTTGCCGAGCTACAAGGGCAAGAAGGTCACGACTGCGGAGGGTAAAGGTTGGATTGCCAAGCGCGAATTTGACGAACAGGGACTGGCAGAGATTGAAATCCGTTGGGAGGTTTACACCCAGGCGATCGCTGCCAAACAACAAGCCGAGGAGCGCCGCCGCGCCGCAGAGCAACAACGCCTTGAGCAACAACGCCAACAGACGATCGAGCATAGTCCTGACGAATTAGCCGCGATCGCTCGTCGTCAGCACCTGAGTCGATTGCGCGTCAAGGCAACGCTACCAGGCGAACGCGCCAAAGCAATTCAGGAAGCGCTCAGTATTGGCGCGACCCTTGCCGATATCGGACTGGAGGAGGCAACCCCATGATCAACCCTCAAGAGCGCTATCAGCTCAAGGTGAAGGCACGGGTCGGGAATCGGGTCGAGCGATCGTACTCCTGCCTCTGCTGCCGCGACCAGGCATTGATTCCCGCTGATGTTGTACGCCGTTATGCTGACCCCGAATTTGATGCTTTCTTGACAGGCGATGTTGCCTATTTCTGCCGCAGACCTGGCTGCGATGCCAACAGCGTCACAGTTCACACCGAAAAAGGGTCACAAGAAGTGCACCGCTACGCCCTGGATGCCGCCTCGCATGACATCCACCCCGGCAAGTGCAAGCAGATCCATGAGTTGGAATGGCAGCGCATGAGGGAGGCAGACGCTGCCATGAAGTCAGCCGATGCCCGACCAAACCCGATCACCAGCAACGTCATTGCCGCGATCGCTAAGCCAATGCCCGCCGCTGATCCACCCCCTATCCCTGCTACCGCGATCGTTGAGTTTGACCAATGGATGGACCAACAGGAGCTGCTGTGAATGAACTCACCATCTATCAAGCCTTTCTCGCCCTCCCTCCCTCCCGACTCCCCACCGCACCCTTCCAACTCACACCCTGGATTCGCGTTAACGATGCCCGTTGGTTCATCCTCCTCCGCAACGAAGTCAACGCCGCTGTGGACTACCTCGAAGGCAGACGCACTCAACCCCACCCACGGCAACGCACAGGCGCACTACTTGCCGACCTTCGCCACCTCAAACCCCATCTTTTAAAACCATGACAGAAATGCGAATTATTACACTCTGGCAACCCTGGGCAACCCTCGTCGCCTTAGGTCTGAAGCAATATGAAACCCGATCGTGGGGCACTGACTATCGGGGCGAGTTAGCGATCCATGCGGCTAAACGCAAAGTCAGGCGTGATGAGGTTTTGCCAATCCTTTATGCAACAGGCGGCGGCGGGGTTCCCATGGACGTTCTTGAAAAGCTTAATTGCCTGCTAGAAGAAACGGAACGGTTGCCACTGGGCGCGATCGTGGCGATCGCCGATTTAACGGAATGCAGGCTTATGACGAATGATCCCTACCGGACAGGGGCGCACATATTCAAGCAAACGCCTCTGGAATTAGCGGTTGGAAATTGGGAGAAGGGTCGCTACGCCTGGAAGCTCGAAAATGTCCGCGCTCTAGATGAACCAATCCCGTTCAAAGGCGGGCAGGGTTTGCGATGGCTATCCAGCCGTGATGATTCCCCAACACTACTAGCGATCGCGGGTCGCCTGGGCGGTCTAGTGCAAAGCGCCGATCGCTAACGAAGTATTCCAAACTACCTACCCCTCACCCAAAACCATGACCACTGACCTTTCTCACCGCGCCTTTCGTGCCCACGCCGCCCAGCAGTTAGCCAGCTCTCCCACCTTGCGCGATAGCGTCTTGCACCAGCTACACTCACGCCTCTCTCACCGCACCATGGTCACGATCGACTCCGCCACCATCCGCTTCGCCTACGCCCCTGGCGAGGAGCCGTTCCTCATCGTTGGCTACAGCAACCAGGCAACGATTGCCCTGCCACAGTACTGGATGGAACTGAGTGAGCTCTGCTGGGAGACAGTCTTTGTCTGTGGCATCTCACACTTGCAAATCGTCGGCAAGCGTACAGGCAGCTACTGCCGCTTGGGTCAAGACGGCAAATGGATTAGGGAGGCCCTGCGATGACTCAACTTCCCATCCCCGATCCACCCCCAAAGCCCAAGCGTACCTGCCCTCAAGGAGAACCAATGACCACCGCAATACGTAAAACAAAGACCGCAGATGAGAAGTTGCCATTGCTCCAGAAGGGCGATCGCATCCGCGGCACCTCACCCAACGGCACACAACACGCGGGCACCTTTGAGGGCTACAGCAGCAAAGACCTGATTCTTTGCAAAGAAGGGGAACGCACGATCGCCCTCCGTCCTGGCAGCGTCGAACCCGTCACAGAATCAGCCCCTAAACTGCCTACTAAAATTACCGAAGTTAACTCAGTCGCCGTTTACAAAGACGCGGTTTATTACTCTGAATCAAAGTGCGGATCGTGGCGGTTAGCCTCGGATGAGGAAATTGCCGAACTCCAAAAGGGCGATGACGTTTCTGAAGTAGAGCTTCCCTGGTCCTACAAATTCGTCAAGCTTGGTGGCGATGGCACTGGCGACATGGTTGCCATTTGCGCTTTTGTCGATCACCCCTGCTTCCATTACCACATCCCGGTACAGCGCCTTCAGATCCCAGGTAGAGCCGCGATCGCCCCCGCCACTCCACTCGAAACACTCAGCGCTGCCATTGCTGCCCTCTACGCTGATGCCGAGCAAGCCGAAGCCACCATGCTTAACGCTGGCAAAGCAGCACTCTCGCTCTACCTGGAGCTAGGCGAAAAGCTGATTGAGGCGAAGGGGCAAGTGGCTCATGGGCAGTGGCTACCCTGGCTAGAAGAGCAGAAAATTCAGGAGCGCAAAGCACAACGGGCGATCGCGCTCTTTAAAGGCAGAGCCGCACTTGAAGCCAAAAACGACACACTGACGGATTTAACCCTGACAGAAGCCCTCGCGATCGTCAGCAACAGAAAGCTCAAAACCGCAACGCCAGAGGAACCCCAAACTGAAAACGCTCCGATCCCCGCAAATTCTCCCCCTCCTGAAGCGACGGCGCCCGATCGGGTAGCAGAAGATGTCGCGCCAGAAACGGAGCCGCTAGAGGGCAAAAATGGGGCGATCGTGATTGATGAGTATGAGTACGTTGAGATGTCGCCCCGCGAGTGCTGGTTTGATCCAGGTGGCGGGGTGGTCGAGGGCAGTGCGATCGCCCAAAACGGTAAAGGCTTCGTGCGGATCAACTGGGGCGAGGGAAGGCAGAGTGATGTGCCAGGTTCTCGGGTGAGTTGGAGCGACCCAGCTATCACCGCAGTCGCTGCTGAGATTGAGACAGGGTTAGCAGCGATCGGGCTTAAAGTTTGCCGCCCCTCTATTACTCCGGAGGAGTTCAACTGCGAGATGTGGGGCGATCGTCCTTTGCTTCCTAACGGGTTAGCTGAGGAACGTCCCACAGGTTCACAGTGGTTGCCGGAAGAGGTTGACCACTACGCAAGGATTCAACTGCAAGGGCTGCTTAAGCATTTGTCGCCTAGCGAACTGGTGAAGAGTGCGATCGTGCATAGCGAATGCAGCTTAGTGGAGGTTGCTCAGCTAATAGTTTCAATGGCAAACAAGAAGCAGTTTGAAGCAATTTGTGATGTGTTGATTAAGGAGAGCGATCGCAATGTCTAAAGGTTTTGATAAAGCCGCAACGAGTCAGTTAGATTCGATCAAAAGTGCAGTTGCAACATTATTTCATGCTGCCAGTTACAAACCGCTGATGATTCCGATCGTTCCATCACGTAACAGTCTTGGCTTGCAGAAGGGTCAAGTAAAGACTTGGCATGGCGAATCAATACCAGACTGTACAGGCTTTGTATTCGCTGTTTCTTGTTCGTCAGAAGAGGCGAAGTTGTTGATCGATCTGCTCACAAATTGGCAGCAGCAAAGGGAGAGCGATCGCAATGGCTGAATACATCCAATCAGAACACTACTACCTCCAAAATTGTGTCAATGATCGCTACTGGCTTGAGCGCGGTTCTTTGCGTGAAACATACTCAGAGAAAATCAACCAAGCGCTCCATTCGAGGGACTGGATATTAGCGGATCGGCTTGAACAAGAAGAATCACTAGCTGAAGGCAAACTCATTGCCCAAAAACAGCGAAGCGAGGATATCATCTGCTGGCTCAGGCTAGACACCGCACTGAGGCAGGAGGGCAAAACCTATCCCGACGTCTACGAGAGAGTGGCTCACGAATGGTGTGACACCGCGCAACTCTTCCCAACCCTTCACCCGTAGTACAGTTGATTTAACACAGGCTGAACAACCATGAACCTGGCAGACCTCCACAAAGAATTGCAGCAAGTCAAGACGCACAATCAAACGATCGAGGCGCGGTTAGAGTGGTTTGAACGCATCTTCAAATCCCTCGTCGGAGTCTCTGGTCCCTGGCTCTCCCCCGCCAAAGCAGGCGCACTGTTAGGCGTGAGCCGAGACAGGATCATGGATGAGATCACACTGGCAGAGCAAATGAGAGCCAGCAGCAAACGTTGGGATGTCGTCTATGGCACTCACTACCGCACGATCCAAGGACTCGACAGCGAAGCTCCAACCTGGCAGATCAACGTGCAAGCGTTTGAGCAGATTCTGAACTGCCCACCCGATCAACGAGCAATGGGTATGAGCGATCGGAGGGTAGGTTGAGTCGATCAGCGATCGCCCTGCTCCCTCAACTCTTCGCTCTTCATCCGCTCAAACACCCCTTGGTGCTGCGACTCACTGATCGCCTGCAAATAAATTTTTGTCCGCACTGCAACACTATGACCCGCCCAACGCGCCGCCACACCATCAGGTACACCTAACAAGGCTGTCCGAATGCACCAAGCGTGTCGCAAGTCATAGGGGTCATGCCAGATCTTCTGTTCCCTGAACTCCTGCGATATCTTTCGCCCCAAGTCCTTGTTGCTCTTGCCCTCGGTCTGGATATCGGGCATCTGCACATTCCACAACTCAAAGCGATCGCGCCATGCAGATGGACAGGGATAGGCTAGCCGCTGCCCCGTTTTGGTCTCTTCAAACACACGCACTGCTTCCGTCTGCTGCGTGAACCGCTCCAGGTCCAGGTGAAAGATTTCATGTGGTCGCAAACCATAGGTTGCCAGCATCCCATAGACCCACTTCCACCCTGGCTGCTTAATGCCGTGCCACAGTTCTAAGATTTGCGCTTCTGTTGGCAAGTCTTCTGGCTTCACTGGCGTGGGTTCATAGCCGCGACTCAGCTCTAAGACTGCCAGCCGGAAACCTTCAAACGAGTCAGCATCGATCGCGCCTTGCCGCTTCATAAACTCCGCTAGCTTCCGATATGCCATGCAGAAGACCTCTCTGCTGCGAGTCTCTGGCTCCGACTCTTGCAGCAGTGTTCGCCTTAGCAAGTCCAGTGTCAACAACTCCGCCTGAGGCAAGCGCCGGAAGATCAGCCGATAGTTGTTGTGATAGCTGCTGTCCTTGCTGGCAGTGCGTTGCGTCGTTTGCCAGTGCGCTGTCTCATAGCGCTCTACCCACTCTGCCACGGTTGTTGCTGGCTTGTGCTTCCCTTTCAGCCACGGCTTCCAGTCAAACTTCCCCCAGAGGATCTGATTGTCAATTTCTTGCGCCTTAAGTTTCGCTAGCCGCAGGCCCGCGATCGACGCATTGCAACCCAGCGCAAATTCTTCGCGCTTTGCGACTGACTCGCCAGGGCGTGGGGGAAACCGCCGCCCCCGCACATAGAGCTTGTCACCCTTCTGCCTGAGCGTGATCGTCTCCAGGCTAGCGTTAATGGCCTGGATCTTCGCGTCTAGATCGTTCCCCGCTTCCCCCAAGCTTCCCCCAATTTGCCCCAAAATCAACCAAACTCAGCCTAGATTTACTACGTTGATTTAGTCAAGTAGAACGGCTGAAAGCCTGATTTGAGTAACGGAGAGGGGGAGATTCGAACTCCCGTTGGGTTACCCCAAACCTGATTTCGAGTCAGTCCCACCAGGTTTGTAAGGGTTTACTAGCAGTGCTTTGGCGGTCGTGTCTTCAGGATTCCCCCAAATATCCCCCACAGCAAGATGCTGATAGCGCTGATTAAGTGCGTTTAGCTTGGTTCAAGCAGGCTTTTGCAACGCGATCGCATCGCGTCCTAAGCTACCTGGGAGCAGCACGATCGCCTCCGGTCTAGCGTTGCTCATATAGCGCCCGTACACGGTCCCCCCATCGGCTGCTTCTAATTGTCGTAGTCCAGTCGCTGTGTCGCGGCGGGTATAGGTGGGAGTGGTTGCCAAGGGTTGGTCACGCTGTTGCTGACGACGCAGGGAGAGCGATCGGCTCATGTTCCCCAGTCGGGTCTGCTCAATTGCGTCTCGGTGTGAGTCGTTCATTTAAAGGCAAACTCCCAGGTCGTTTTGTAGGTGTAGTAGCCGTTATCGTCGCTCTGGTCGAAGATAAAAATGAAATGGTCGCGGCGGGTGTTAAAAGCGGGAATGATGCCTTTGATCGTCTCACCTGCATATTCCCCTGGTGGGCGATCGACAAACCCTGTACTGCTGGCAGGAAACGGCGGCTGTACAAAGCTGGTGGCATCAAAGTCGCCAAGGTCAAAATCGTCACCTGTTAGTCGGATGGAGTTAAGGACCAGCCAGTTTGTTAGCTCCTTCTCTCCCCCTGCCGAGTTGCCCTCTGCTACCTCCGATCGTACGCTAATCGTGACGGGTAGCCTGCTGCGCTTGAGGACGTAAAAACTAGCACCGACAGTCGTTTGCTTAGTGCCATCGATGGCGCCCTCAAAAGTCAGCTTGAGTTTGCGATTCGTCGTGCGAATGCGGGTTGTGATCAAGCCCTGCCCGTTGACGATGCGATCTGCGTTGGCAAAGCTAACCTCTTTGGTCACGCCCCCACCGCGAAACGTATAAACCTGATCGGTGGCACGGATGCCAAAGAAATCAAGCTCAAAGCCAATCTCTTCAACAACCTCTTCCTCGTAGTTCCAGACCTGCCCGTTGATGTAGCCCACGTTGTTGTCTTTGAGCGCTCCCTGCGTGGCAATGCCCCTCACACCCTCCTGCTCTGGCAGCGTCAGCGGTGAGAGTTGTCCCTTCTGCCCCAACAGCCCGATCGTGCCATCTGTCAGGGGTAAACCCGTCGCCATGTCGCCTTTGACCGAGTGAGCGTCGTAGAGCTTCCGCCCGTTTGCCGTCTCGGAGCCATCGGGGTAGAGAGCGCTGTAGTTGCCTGTCAGTGGGTCACGATCGCCAATCCGTTGGGGCACTGGCTTAGACTTGCCTGCCTGCTGTCGGGCACGATTGGCAGTGCGGGTTTCTTCAATCAGTTCCCGGTGTCTGTCGGAAAGGGTCATAGCCTAATAGGTGGGTCAACACTTCGCGCCGATGCGCTAATCTTCTTGCCTTCTGCCTTCGGTACTCTTTGAGAAGTAAAGCTCTTACGCAAGGCAGACTGCGTAAGAAGCGCTGGCACCAGTTGTAGTTGGCACATTTTCTCATCAGGCTGCATTGCGGGCACGCAGGATGATGGTCACGATCTTTGGCGCGCCTGGGTTGACGCTGACATCAGCCGACTCAGTTGTGAGCTGTGGCTCTGTCCCTGTCGTGTTGCCGATCGTACCTGTCGCACCCCGCAAGAACAGGACGTGACGGAACACCATTGCTGTACCAGTCGCGCTATAGGTGGCAGAGAAGGGTGCTTTTTCACCTACTGCACCGATCGCCGTTGCTGCTGCCAGTCCCGTAATCTCCTGTCGGCTGTAGCTAGCGTGGTTGAGTTCTTTGTTGATCAGCACCGTGATGGGGTCAGCGTCCGTCAAGCGTTGCTCGGTCAACGTGTGGGAGCCGCTGCCAGTACCAGTAAAGTCGATCGCTGTGCCTGCAAGAGCATTGGCGAGAGTGGTGGCTATTTTGCCCGTGGTCGTGGTGTCTGCGATCCAAAAGTAATCAGTAGTGGTGTTGAGAGTGCCACTGTTGAGGACAGGTAGAGTGCCTGTCGTGGACAGTCGGACACGTGAGCCTGTGACCATGCCGTGCGGGGTGGCTGTCGTGAGGATGTCGGTCGAGGTGTTCACCGTGAACGTGTTGCTGTAGAGATCGCCCCTCAGCAGGATCAAACGCCCGAGGGAAGTGGATGGTGCCCAGATACGATCGGCGATCAGGGCAAGGGAAGCAGCAGAAAGAGTGCCAGCGCTCATATAGTTCTCCGGAGAAAGGGACGTTCAAAAGCCAACGAAAACAGCCAGCAACCGAACAGGACGGGGAGAGCTTGAAGGGCGATCGCACCCCACCCTACAACGCCCTGCCAACCCAGCCACCGACCGCTATAGGCTAGTAAGGCATAATGCATTAGGTACAGGCTATATGACCATGTTGCCAACCAGCCTAGCCATGGGTGAGAAAGTAGGTCGATCGCTCGGTTGTTTTTGCCTATCAGTACAGCGTGAGCCATTGCCTGAAGCAGCATCGCCACCATTCCCCCAAACAGTAGATCGGTAACGGGTAGCATTCCTAGCACATAAGGCTCGGTTGGCAGTTGGCTTTTGATGGCAATGGAAGCTGTGAGCAGCGCGATCGCTGGCAACATTACAGGCAGTTTGCAATCCAATAATTGCGCGGCGGCGATGCCAAAAACGAAGGCAAACAGCAGCCACAGATGCCCATTTGGTAGCCCTGTCGTCGCCAGGATTGACGCACCCAGACAGTAGAAGGCGATCGCACTCAACCCCAATCCTGCAAAGCGCCAACGCCTAAAACAAACGGCAAACACGGGCACTAACAGGTAGAGCCGATACTCGATCCCTACCGACCAAAACACGACTGACCCTGAAAGCCAATCAGTTGGGTCAGGGAATAGCTCTCTCACCATGAAAAGGTTTGGCAGTAGCTCTCTGAGTGGGAACTGTAGCCAAATACCAGAGCGTAAAGCCTTCGCCATCACCAGCAAGCACAGCACCGCTAACGCTGCGAAGTATGGAGGCAACAAACGGCGCGATCGCCTGCCCATGAATGCCAAAACATTGCGTGATCGCTCTAGTTGCAAGCCCAAACAAAACCCGCTCAAAACAATGAAGGTTGTCACCGCTTCATAGCCCCATTGTGTCAGCCCATAACCCATCCACGGAAACTGCTGATGATAAGCATGGTGGCAGAACACAAACAAGGCAGCAAGGGCGCGAACACCGTCCAGGAAGGGGAATATCATGCGATCGACCAGAAGGCTTTCAAGAAGGCTGTAATCCGAGTTCTCTCGGTTGATGTTGGCACAGCATTCAACCACATTAAATCGCCAATCTCTCCGAACAAGTAGCGCAAGCCATCAGCGTTTTCAAAGGAGTCAGCACCGATCGCGGCTGTCTTGCTACCGGAAGTAGTTGCTTTCGCGGCGTAGATCACATTGAAGCCAGTCGCGTTGGGCAACTCTGAGCCAATATTAAAGGCGGCAAAATCAGAGACTACTACTGGGGTGCCGTTGATTTCTCCAGCCGTGGCAGCGTCATAGGTGATTTTATTCGTCGCTGCATTGAAGGTTGCCCCCGTAAGGATATGCCCCTCGTTACTGGCTGCAATTCCTGGCTTGACAACCCCGCCCGATCGCATCACAAAGATCCCAGGATAGTTATTTGCCGCAAACAGAGCATTTGTTTTCCTGGCAACCGAGAAGCTAGCAGGCAACGCGAAACTAGCGGTACTGGTAATCAGGTAATGGCTGGAGCCGTTGAAACTTGCACCCGTCGAAGCCGTGAGTGTTGGACGGTTCCCATTAGTGAAGGCGGTTGTATGGATGCTGCCGATCCACGGGTTGAACCGTGCCACCGGATCGCCTGCCACAGCGACAAACGCCCCAGCATTATCCTGGAACGCTGCCCCAGGTCTGAACACCAACCAGTTGAAAATTCGAGCGACCAAAGTATCAACTACTTGATATTGCGTCGTGCCACCGCCGATCGTCGCCGATGCAGTAAAGGCAGCATCCGCCACAGCCTGACGCTGCGACACTGGCACATTCGGCATCTGAGCCGCAATGTAGGCAGCATCGCCACCGACGATATTTGTCGTAATCGTCACCTCCATCTCAGGCACAACAACTGCCTCGACTGGAATCACTTGATCCTCAAGCGTCACCTCCATCTCAGGCACCACCGAAGCGATCGCCTCGATGACTGGAATTGCGGTAATGGAGACATCCATCTCTGGAATTACTGATGCAACCACATCCGTGCTTGTTGACAGCGCGATCGTCACCTCCATCTCAGGCACCACCGCAAAAATCGCCAGGATCGGTGTACTAATCAACACCTCCATCTCTACCGCGATGCTGCCCAAGCGGTTCAGCACTTCTGCCACAGGTGCCACAGGAGCAGCCACAGCAACAACATCAATCCAGACCGTCGCTGTCGCTGTCGCTGCACTCGCATCCTGCACTTGCACGGTGTAGTAAGCGCCTGGAGTCGCCGTGGTCGGTGTGCCAGAAATCACCCCCGCACTGGAGAGCGTGAGTCCTGCTGGGAGGGTATCAACGGTTGCCCATGTGTAGGGAGGGGTGCCCCCGATCGCGCTGAGTTGCTGACTGCTGACCGCTGACCCTCCGATCGCACGAATGCCCGCGATCGGCACAACCATCAACCCATTGACAGGCACAAACGGTACAGGCGGTACAGGTTCGGGGATGGTGGGAATGGTGCCGATCCGTCCACCCGTAAAGCTCAGGCTCATTTCCCTGGAGCTGCCATCCAGGATCAGAATCGGCTCATCAATCTGTAGTTCAGCATTATGGATCTGGCAGCGCGTGAGGGGAGGACAGCCAGCCGCTAGCCATTCGACAGGGATGGGCATGGTGATGCTAACGGCATCCCGCCGCCTAATCTCCCGCATCCCCAACTGTCGCGCCAGATTATCAGCGTGGGCTTGAGAGGGCAGAAAGCCGATATCTTCGACCAGCGGCTTTTGGCGAAACGGAGTCCACCCGATCGGCTGAAGTTGACATTCACCACGCAGGTTTTGGGTTGTGAGTGGAACATCTGCCTGCGTCACCGTCCATTCTTTGCGCGGCGGCTTCTCCAATCGGAGCGCCTCTCCATCCTTGCCCTTCTGATTTCGCACTGCTCCATCGGGTTCCACTCGTCCGCTGGCGATCGCTTCGGCTTTAGCAACCTCTAGCGTGGTGTCGCCTGGGTAGGCATCGGGGTTAGTCTGCCCCTTAGTCAAGTATTTGATCCTGGCGTAATCCCGCTCCACAAGTTTTTCTGCCACAAAGAGCGAGGTACTAGCGGGCTGCTCGTCGGGGTAGACTTCTCCCGCTGTGCGCTCAAAGCTGGTCACAGTTTCCACTAAATCGCCCGTCGCATAGCCTAGCGATTCCAGGGGCGGGAACTGCTGCAAAATGCTCTCAGCCTCGCCCTGTGCCACGTTGATCGCTGGCAGCGTCTCAAAGTCCGTGTTGATGCCCCAATAACGGTACAGTACCGTTTTGACCTCTGCCAACACATCACTCGTATCGAGCGGCTTGCCCTCGTCGTCGTAGAGGTCGTAGAGGTCTGCTTTCTTCTTGTAGGTGGGAACGGTCAGCTTGATCTGCCGCCCCTCCTCATCGTGGCTGTCGTCTAGCGGCTGGCTCAGAACCTTCAGCGTCACCCCTCCAGGAGCCGCCCGCTGCCTGCTGCCAGTGACGATGATCTGCTCTGCCGCAAAGTCAATGTTCTCCAGGTCAGGTTCCCATTCCACCTGTCCGAGCGATCGCACAAACAGCACTGGGTTCACGCTCGGATCACCGTTTGCCGTGCGGATTTGCTCGGCACTATCCACCCACAACCAGACGTAGTTAGTCGCGGTTAACCGTTGTGCGTCAGCTAGCGGATCGCGGGATGTCAGCCGTGTGTCCAGATAGCCAGTCAGGGGGGAGAGTGCGATCGCTGGCATCAGTGTCGCTCCCGCAAACGCTGCCTCTAGGAGTTTGACCGTGACATCCGTTAGTGCCGTGCCATCCCTGCCTACTGTCGTGGCGATTTCTTCAGCGGGTCGATCGCCTGCTACTGTGTCCAGCACTTGATACAAGTCACCTCTACCTACCCTGGTTTGTGGGTTATAGACATACTTTCTGATTCGGAGTGTCGGGATGGGGTAGTCCTCGATCGTCAGTACTACGGGCACCTGATCTGGTCGCCAACGGGTAGGGAGAGCTAGCGGGTCAAAGTCGTCATGATCCAAGCCCGCTGCCTGCGCTTTGCGGTTCAGTGATAGTTCAAATTCCCCTGTCCAGGTCAACGCTTTACCCAGATCGGCGGTGCCCTGCGTGACCTTGAGCGTGTCAAGGTAATCGGTCGCGTCAAAGCCACCAATGCTCAGGGTAAAACTGCCGATCGAGTAGTCAAGTGTCGTCATTTCGTCTCTGCTGATTCCCCTTTCTCCGCACAGTTGCGCCGGATTTCTCCTGCTACCTGCTCCAGCGCGATCGCCCAACTGATGGCATCGGGAAACCCATCACAGATCTCAGTGAGCCATGCCGCGATCTGTTCCTGCTGCTGCCGAATTGTCTGCTGGTCGATACTGCTGCTGGAATAACTCATGCTTGTAGTGCCTGAAATTGGAGGAGGTAGCGATCGGGTGTCAAGAAAGTTTTATAGTCGGCATCCACATCGAGCCAAACGTTGTAGGCAGCATAACCCTCTGGATAACCTAGAGCGCTCGTGACGGGGTAGCCAGCCAGCCACGCAGGTTCCCTGGTTGCCCCAGCAATGTAAGTCGTTCGCTCGAACTCATCAACCAGTGTCACAGGGGCAGCAGTACTGTTCTGCGTGGCTAACAGGATCTCAAACAATTGGATCATCGTGCGAGTCACCGTAGCGCTGATCTGCCATTCCTCGGGCGGTTTGTAGCCCGCACCCTTCACCCGCACCCCACCTGTTAAGCTGCGACCATCCGAGGTCTGCCAATCACGCAGGCTGGACTTGTAGCCCTCTGCCCCTGGGAAGACACTGATCAGCAGGGAGTGCGCTACAGCGGGATGCGCCAGCGTGACCCGTCGCCAGGTTGCGAAGGGGTGAGTGGGGGTGAGTCCGAAGAGATGAGCAATGGGCATTAGATCATCCCCCTCATGAGCGATCGCCGCCACCGATAGTAGCGGTCATAATTCTGCTCCGATTTATCGCCCTCAAAATTGACCGGGAAATTTGCCACAGGTGGTCTTTCCTCTACCGTTTTTCGCAGACTCCGCAACTCTGACAGCATCGCATCTTGCCCCACTGATGGCGCAACAATCACTGAGGGGGCAGCGCTACGAGTGCCCAGCGCTTCACGGGCAAGGGCGATCGCTTCCTCATGCCGAACCACAAACCCGTTCTGAGAGGGCACAAAGTATTCGGGTCCCGCTTCACCCACCTGATAGAGGCTGCCACTATCAACGGGCCCACCTAAGCGCCGTCCTGGTACCTTCGCCCCCGGTGTTGTCCCTGGCTTGCCTGGAGTGGTTGGACTCGCTTCCGGTGGTTTGGTCGATTCGGCGATCGCCTTGACTTGCCGTGCTGTCTCCAGGTCAAACTCACGCTGCGTCTGCTTGAAGGCACGGTCAGCGGTTTGTTGTTCGGCTTTAAAGGCACGATCGGCTGACTGCTGCTGCGCCTTGAATGCTCGCTCTGCTGCCTGCTCCTCTGCTTTGAAGGCACGGTCAGCGGCTTGCTGCTCCAGTTTGAACGCTTTCTCCTTCTCCTCCTGCTCTGCCTTAAACGCACGATCGAGCGCTTGTTGGTCAGCTTTGAAGACACGCTCCTCTGCCTGCTGCTGCGCTTTAAAGACCCGTTCTACTACCTGCTGCTGTTCCTTGAAGGCACGGTCAGTTTCCCGCTCCTGCTGTTTAAAGGCAGCGTCGATCGCTCGTTGCTCCTCCTGGAACAAGCGCGCCTGCTCTTTCTGTTCAGCTTCAAAGGCTAATTGCTCGACCCTCTGAGCTTCCTCAAAGGCTTGCTTCTGCGCCTCCCGTTCCGCCTCAGCCGCCTCCGCTTCAGCCTTCTGCTGTTCCTCAAACGCCCGCCGCTTCTCTTCTAGCGGTTCCCGTTCCCGTTCTTCTTTATCCTGCTCACGGAATTGTTTGCGGAGGTTAGCCCTCTCTTCTGGGTCAGCGCCCCGCAATTGCTGACGACGATCGAGCGCTTTCTCTTCCACACTGAGGGATTCGTCAAACGCCCGTTTAGCGTCGGATTGCTTTTTGCTAAAAGCGTCAGCACTTGCCTCCTGCTGCTTGTTGAAAGCGTCCTGCTTGGAGCGCTGCCCTTCCTGAAACGCTTCCTGAGCCGCCTTCTGCCGATCCTGAAACGCCTGCTCTTTTTGACGCTGCTGGTCAGCAAAGGTAGCTTCACGCGACTGTTTAGCATCCTGGAAGGATTGCTCTCGCACTGCCTGCTGGTCTGCAAAGGATTGTTCAGCCGCCTTCTGCCGATCCTGAAACGCCTGCTCCTCTGCTGCCTTCTGGTCTTGAAACGCTGCCTCCTCAGCCTGCTTCTGGTCTTGAAAGGACTGCTCACGCTGCTGCTTGGTATCTTGAAAGGACTGCTCACGCTGCTGTTTGGCATCCTGGAACGCCTGCTCCTTCTTCTGTTGCGAGTCCTGAAAGGATTGCTCCTTCTTCTGTTGCGAGTCCTGGAACGCCTGCTGCGCTTTTTGCTGCTGACCCTCCCGATCGGCTTTGAGGTCAACCTTCTCCTCAGCCTGTGCCTTCTTGGGATCAACCAGTACTTTGTTATTTGCCTTCGCTGCCTCAGTGTTGCCCTGAAGCGCCTTCTTTTGATCCTCCAGTGCACGAATCTGGTTCTTAATAGCAGCAATATTGGTATCACGAGTCCGGTTTTGAGCGTCGGCTTCCTCTTGCCCAAAACCTCCAAAACCCGCCTGAGCTTTAGGGGTTTTCTCTGCCTGGTCAAGCTGCTGTTTCAACAGGGTCAGCGTTTGATCTGCCTGTGCCTTTGCCCGCTTTTCAGCCTCGATTTGTTCCTGAGTCAGAGCAATTCCTTTCTGTCGGGCGGCATTCTGAGCGTCGATCGCCGCTTTCAACCGCGTCTGAGCGTTCAACCCCGCACCCAGCACAGCATCAGTCGAGGCTCTCAGTTCCTCCAGTGTGTTGTTCTGGTCGCCTAGCTGCTCTGTAAACTTGACCAAGCCAGTTAGCGCCACACCTGCTCCCAACGCTGCTAGAGGAGCAACTACAGTCAACAGGGAAGCAGCAAACGCTTGTGAGGCTCCCGCCGCTCCCGTTGTTGCCGCAGCGTATGCCTGTTGGGCGATCGTGGCGATCCCTTGAGCGGCTGTCAAGGCTACCAGTCGAGCGCCCGCAACCGTGATCTGGGTGTTAAACAACAACTGAGCGGCTGACCCTGCTCCAGTGGCGATCGTGCTGGCGATCGTGGCAGCAGTCTTCAGTGTCAGAGCGGCGGTTGTTGCCACATTGAGCAACTGATAGGCAGTGAGTACAGCCGTTGCAGCAGCTAGGACTGCCGCCAAACTGCCTACCCCCACAATCAACCCTTGAAGCGGAGCAGGGAGCGTCAAGAAGCCATTGAGTAAAGCAGTCGCGCCTCTAACTAGCGGCTCAACGCCGACTGAGAGGAACTCCCCGATCTTCTGTGTGCCCAGACTCAGAGAGCTACCAAAGAGGGTCAGGGATGCTCCTAAGCCCTTCGTCAATTCACCCGATGCTTTGGCTGAGGCACCCTCAAACTGTGCCATTGATCCAGTCACCTGAGCAATTTGCGCGTCAGTCTGACCGAGCAGCGTTTGGATGATGCGCCCACCCTGCACACCAAAGAGGGAGTTCAGCAGCAGATCTTTATCGCCCTCTCCCAGTGAGGTCAGTGATCCTTTGAGCTTTTTGAGGATTTCGGGGAAGGGCAGCAGTTTCCCTGTACTATCGCGCACGTCATTGTTTAGGCGATCGAACGCCGCCACCGCTGCTTTGCTACCTTTGCTTCGCAGATCAACTAATTCGGTTGTGGCGCTAGCACTAGCCACCTTTAACCGCTTCAGTGCCTCTGCCAGTCCCGTACCCGCCGAACTGCCTTTGATACCTGCGTTGGCTAGTAGAGCCAGGGTTGTGATCGTGTCCTCGATCGACTGGTTTGACCCTGCTGCCTGGGAGCCAACATAAGAGAGCGCCTCGCCCAGGTCATTGGTGCCCGCCGCAGAAGCGTTCGATGCTTGAGTCAGCAGGTCAGCAATCTTAAGACTCTTATCAGCACCCAAGCCGAACTGATTCAGGGTCGCGCCGATGACCTCGCCTGTACGTGCTAGCCCCTCGCCTGTCGCTTCAGACGATTGCACAACACCCGCTAGCGCTAGCTTGGTCTGCTCCGCTGAGAAGCCAGCCTTACCCAACTCTACGGACACATCCGCAATCTCTTGGGGCGTCTTAGTGGTTGCCGCCGAGAGTCGCTCGACCTCACCCCGCAAGTCTGCCAGCGCTGCCGTGCCCGTTGAGTTGGTGACAACCCCGAACGTCCTGATCGACTTGTCAAACGCTGCGAACGTTTTGACACCTTGCGCCCCGATCGCACCCAAGCCCGCCACGATCGCGCCACTAGCTACCGCTAACCCTTGCAGTCCTTCCTTGCTCTTGCCCGCTGCCTGATTGAGTTGATCGAACTGAGCGCGAGTGATGCCCATCTCCCGCGACAGTGCGCGGAATTTCTCAGCGTTGCTGGCACCCACCCGATCGAGTTCACGCAGCTTGTTAACTGCCTCGGCTGACTTCTGAGCGGTCAGCCCTAGTTCACGAGTGAATTGCTGTGCGTTCTTGAAGCTGCCCCCCAGCGCCTGCGCAAGTTGAGTGGTAGCGGCTGAGGTGTCACGCAAAGATTTGTCAGCTTTTGCACCTTGAAGTTTAAGTAACTCATTTGTGAGTCCTTTGATCTCCTGGTTTAGAGCGCCACCTTCGCCCTTGAAACGAATGACTACATCATCTGCCATCAGCTAAACTCTGAACATGGAAATCAGCCAGAAAAAACTCAAAGAGAACTACCCTTTCGACGTTCCGAGCGGGTGGCTTGAGTGTGAATTGAGTGGGAAATTGATGTCTGACGGCACTCCAATCCCTCACATCTTGTTTGTGGGTGCCGATGGCGTTCGCTATGCCTTAAATGGGTATGCGCGATCGAGCGGCTTATACAGGGACTATGAGAGTATTTGGCGCGATCATCCAGGTAAAAGGGGGCAGAAGGTGCCAGTGCAGAGAGTGATGTCATTGGGTTTACAGGTACTAAAAGAAAAGTATCCAGACGTTCATCAAAGAATTGTCGGTTAAGCTGCCCTTAATTCCGTCACCGTGTCGGTTTTGCCCTTCTGCCGCCATTCATCCGCATCCATCAGCACACTCTTGGGGTTCATGCAGTGCAACGTCAAGATTGAGCAGCCCGCGAACCTGTCCAGGTCGAAGGTGGCAATCGTCCACCCGTGCGCTGCCTCTCGTCCCACATCCACGAACCGCGCCAGGAAAAGCTTCTCTAGCAGCTCGTAATCGTTACTGAGTGGCTCCAGGCTGAACCCTGTCACCGCCGGATTGTCTTTGTGTGGCAGCATGGCAGCGATCGCGCCCATCAATTCCCACGCCCGATCGTCTGCTACTGTCTCACCCGTGCCAAACCCGTTGGCAACCCAGATGGCCTGTAACTCGACAAACATGGAGCGCATCTCTGGCAGCTTGGAGCGTGGCACAGGCAGCAACTCCAAGTTCTTGTCTGAGCACTCAATCACCAGGGGTTTGATTGTCATAGTTTCAATCACTTCAATCATTGGGGCATCGGCGTAAACAAGTCAGCATCCAGTTCTTTGATCAGTTCCTGCATTTTCGGGTCGTCCATAGACGGCTTTTTGTCGGTTTTGAGCTGTTTGGCTCTGGCTTTGAGAATGTCATCCAGTAAATCGCAGGGCACGGATTCAGCCGTCGCGATCGCACCCCTCACCCCCTCCACATCAATCAAGGCCGCAATCAAGCTGTACACCCACTCCTGCACACTCACAGGCTCACCACTACCTTTCTCCTCTGCTGCCATCCGGTTGAGATCAGGCAGGTCTACTGTTACCAGTCGGATCACCAACTCAGGTGGGTAGCGGTCAGCGGTCAGGGCGTGTAGTGCGAGGATGCGATCGCACACCTGACCAAACAACTGATCCTCTAAGTAGACATCCTCTAACGATCGCTGGCGGTCTCCAGTGCGCTGTTCCAGGACTTGCAACCAGTCCAAGAACTCCAGCAGGGGTAGGGGCGGCAACTGTGCCACTCTCACCAGTGCGCCATCAGGATCAAGGAAGGTTTTGGAACGCATCTACGCCGCATCCCAGAAGGCATACGGCTGATTCCACGCCGCTGGAGTCAAGACATCATAGGCGAGTGAGATCTCGCTGGTATCCCCGATCGTCTGCTCGAAGTCCCTCGTGTACACCACGCGGGGGAACCAGATGTGTTTCTTCGTCCGCGTGCCCTTGATGATGCCCTTAAAACTACAACTACCGTAGCTGGAAGGAGTAGCTGTGGCACCAATGATCTTGGTGCCTGTCTTGGTTTCCAGGTAGTAGAACGCGATCGTCGCGCCCGCTTGAGTGCCGTGGAATGTCACCGTGTCAGCCGTGATCTTGAAGGTGCCCGCCGCTACCACACCCGCACCCGTTACTTGATTGAGGTACAGCGGGTCCGTGTCACTGAGGACAGTGGCAAAGCAGACCTGATCGATCGTCAAGCCTGGGACTGTAACAGTGTATGGCCCGACAGTGGGCACATCTAGCCTTGATTGTTCTCCAGGTAGTTGAATGCTGGCAATCTCCCCTTCTCTTTGATCCAACAACACTTGGAAGTCAAGCCCGTCGATCGATTGCTGCGTGAGGTTCAGCGTGTAGTTTTCCTGGCGGATGGCAGAGTCTAGTTTCTGCGATGGTCCCACGTCATAGGGAAAGCCAAAGGCTTCGATCTTTTCCCCTGCCCGCCCGTAACCAAACTGGGAGGGTTTCAGTACATGGACAACCTTCTGATCCTCAGAAACCAGTACCAATCGACCCGCTTGATATAACACTATGCCTACCTCTAAATGTCAGGGTTTGCTGACATTATGCCCTTTACCAATCGGATGTACTACTGTAATGGCTCGAAGTCCGTGAAATTGAACTCGATTTCAAAGAATGGCACCAAGCCATCTTTAAAGCCGAGGATGCGATCGCGACACTTGAAATCGTAGGGAGGCTCAATCTGCCAGTTAAAATCCGGCTCATCCAGGTTGCGGAGTACTTTGCAGATCGCTAACTGCATCGTCCGAAATTGCCCCGGCAGTCGCTCCTTCTCTGCTGGCGAGAGCATCAGATAGCGCACAATCCCCCTGCATCGCTCTAATGCCTCTCCATGCGCCTCCGTGCGATGCACAACCAGATGGGGATAGGCAGCAGGATCAGAGGGTACATGGTCGATGGCTGAGATTTGAACAACGGAGCCTTGCCATTTGTTGTTCAGTTGTTCCATCAGGAGCAGAGCGATCGCTTGGGTCGTGGCATCACAGCTAGGGTTAACAGGCATCTAATTCCCCTCCACGATGAACTGCTCCCAGCGGTTGGCGATCGCGCTGGTCATAGAATCCGTCACGAACAAGAACTCCCGCTTCTTTCTCAGCCCACGCCCCTTGGGGAGTGCCGTGCCAAAGGTCAGCGTGTCTGAGTTGGCGGTGAGGATGTTACCCGCTCCACCAACGGTGAGCGATCCAAGCAACTCACCTTGATCGCGCAGAATCTGACCGCCACGTCGATCGGGTCGTTGCTTCAAGTAAGCATCCGTCAGTGCTGGCCATGTCCTTCCGCCCTGTACCGTGCCACCTGATTCGGTGCCAGGAGAGCTGTTGAAAACCTCATCCACTTCGCTCTGGATGATCAGTCCCGTGTCACGCAGCAGCTCAGTCGTCACGTTTGCAGCGCGACCCTGGATTTTCGCCAGCCGATCGAGCACCCCTTGAACGCCCAAAATCTCTACACTAAATTCGGTCATAGTTTATAACCCTGCGATCGCAGCATTCTTCGCTGCATTGGCTGTCTTTTCTTTGGCGATCACCGTGGATGCTTCAATCTGCGTGAGCGTCGGCAATGCTTCCAGCGCAGTACGATCGTCGTTGCTGAACCCACCCAATACCGTCACCTGAACATCGGCAGTAGAAGCAGGGCTGCTTGGCAGGTTGGCGGTTTTGTTGTTGATGGCTGCTAGTTGAGCCGCCTGATCGGTCGTAAGCGCCCCTGCTCCGCTGACCGTAATGCTTGCCGCTACTGCTTCGGTCTGGAATCTGATCGTTCGTCCACCAGCGGTTGTAAAGTCGAAAATGCTGAACAGTGGCGCTGTTGAACCCTCATGCACGATCACAAAATCAGTCAGTGTCGGATCTGACGTGTTTGCACTTTTAGGCTTGATCCGTACTGGGTTTGGCGTGTTGGCTGCTGCGTCGTAGGGGAAAAAGAGATATTGGCGCGATGTGCCTGAGCCAGTACTCACAATCACGGGGTAGGGAGGTGTGCTGAAGAATACGGCTTCAGGCGTTGCCAGGTAGTCTTCGATCGTATGAAACACATCGGCCAGCGAGAGGTTCGGTGTGCCGTCACCAACCATGACAGTAAAATTATTTGTGTTGAGGAAAATGTCACTGGCTCTGCTCGTTCCCAGCTCGTACAACGCTCTGAAGTTAGGCAGGTTGAACGTGTAGCTTGGTACGTTGCCAGCTAGTGTCACTGTCTGCCTGAGATAGCCCCTAGCGTCACAGGCGATGAAATAATTATGAGACAACTCTACGGTGATTGTTGCCGTTCCATCTGCGATTGTGGGAAACGTTTGCGCGTTTGTGTTGAGGTCAATGACTCCGACGATCGCATTAGCACCTGTTGGTATCCCTGAGATTGTGATTGCTGCTTGAGGCGTTTGCAGTGTGACACCTGCCCCTGCTGTAATACCTGTTGTATCATCCACAGTGACGATCGCTGTACCACTGCTTACATTAATTGTTGCTCCCGTGGCAAATGTCCAACCCTGTAGATTAGTTGAGCCGGATGCTACCGTGACTACGCCCACTGCTGGCACGTCCCACGGTCTTGCACTATAGCTGCCTGTTGCTGACAGGGTGAGGGTTCCCGTGTGTGTAGCCCGATCGTATTTGGCTGTAGTGGTAGGGTTAGCGGTGGGAGAGGCGATCGTGATATTTGCTGCCCCAAAATCAGCCACACTACCTACCTTGCTGGGGACGCTTACCCCGTCATTGTTGTACCAATACAATTTGCGAGAATCGTAGACTTGGCTGAGTGTAAGCGTCCCTGACAGGCTGAAGCCGATTGTGGTGTGGGCAATACCTGAGTAGCCAGAGACGGTCGTTGTATTGGTTATGGTCACACCTTCATCAACCAACAACGGGAAAGGGCGGTAAAAGTTTACTGATTCATCGGGATTAATTCTACCGATCTCAGCCGTGGGCGCACCAATAAGATCGGGTGCTGAATGCAGATAACTTCTAACTTCTATTTCTACTAGAATGTCTTGAACATCATACAGATGGTCAACATAAGAACCATTAACTTGTGCTGCTGTATAAAACGTGTTGGGGGGAGATTGAGCGACGATCGCCCCAGTCGGCGCACTCTGCTGAGTCAATATCCACAGGGAAGGACGCTCAACGTTTGCACCATTTACACCTTGCTTGCTGTCAAAAGTGCCCGTAGGGATGCCGGAACTATTAGTTAGGTATCGCCCTAGTTCAGTTTTTGATCCTCCAATACTATTGCGATCGTCTCGATAAATCACAAGCGTATTGCTGATGCCGCCGCTAGTATCGGAAAACTGCCAGCTAACAGTAAAGCCTTTGTAAGCGCGATGTTCAGCGCTCGTATGTAAAACTTTTGAAAAGTCTAGGGCGACAGGATTCCAAAAAAAGAACTTATTGTTGTTAGACCCCTGTCCCAATGCACAGTAATAACCTGACGTTGTAGAAGGGATGTTGATGCCAGTCAGGTCTAATCGTCCTGCTAGCCAATTCAAAATTCCCAACACACTGTCGATAAATGAAACGTTAGCAAAGCTTGAGAAGCTGCCGTTAACTTCCATCCAGTAGAAGCCAATAAAGCTAGAGTTCTGAATACTCGCATTAGGATTTGTAAAAACCAGAACCCTATGCTTCAGTCCAGTTTCAATAAAGATTGAGTCGGTGAAAGTGTTTAAATAAAAGGAATGTTCGTTGCTGAATGATTCAATCGACAGTGAAGACTGCGAAGCAGCCACGGCGTTAAGAATTGCTGTCCCAGCCCGATTGTCGCCAGTAGACGCTCGAGTAGAAGTAGATGAAATCTGGCTACGTTGAACCGTCAAGCTGCCATATAACTGCGTCGCGCCATCTAAGTGCAACACTTCGTCCGCGATCGTGGCGATCGCGTTGAAAACCGAAGCCGTCAGAAAATCAACGCCGTTGATGCTGGTGGTTGGGGTTAGCCCAGTGTATGGCATCAGCTAAACCTTTTCGTTGTCAACTGAAAGTCCATCCCGTTAACTCTCCTGCCGTGTAGTTGAACGATCGAGTGAGCGTTGCGCCAGTGCGTCCATTGGTTAGCACGATCGCGCTCAAGTTGCCATCGACATAACTAAACGCTTGAGTCAGTAACAGGGTTGTCTTAGAGGTTGAGTCCCAGGTTTTGATGGCCGTGATGTTGCCATCCTGGTCGAGCGGATCAAATTCAGTGTGCGGTAGTGGGAAGCCGCTTAACGCCTGAGTCTTGAAATCGGCTGTACTCAGACCTGCTGACTGCCTGCCAACCTGCAAGACAGTGGTTAGAGACTGCTCGACCGCCACACTGAACCGCCTGGGCTTGATCGTGATTTGCGGATGGGTCATGGCGTGTAGCTCCGACGCACAATCACATCGCCTTCCAGGTAGTAGGCAGGCAGCCCACTAGTATCTGTCAGCTTGACATCGTAGAGATAGCGTTTCGCTGGCAGTTGCACCGTTCTGGAGGCAGGCAGTGTCATTCGCATGGTGCCCGTAGTTGGGAAGGTGACGCTAAAGGCGATCGCCACTCCATTGCTATCCAGGGGCGCAGCGGCATCAAGGGTTTGGATGCTGCTAGCCCCCACCCACCCAGACGTATCAATCAGGTCATTGCGGCGCTCATCCCGCAGATCAACATCGACGCTGTACGCCTCCCCCTGCTTGATCTCGTGGCGATAGATGCCTGCTACCACTGAATACTCCCCGCATCGATCCGAGTGGTCGAGATGATTGGTGCTCTTTGTCCCGCGATCGTCAGATTACGAGCGATCTGCGGTTCTGGCTCCGTTGCCGGAAGTTCACCCTCTAGCGCGATCGTGCCATTCAACAGCGCTTGCAATTCGGCGTTATAGGCTTTGCAATAGAAGCCCGCAAAGGAGCGATCGACACCCACATCACCCGCCGTCGGCAACTCCTCACCACTGGCATGAGTCGGCAGCAACCGACACAAAATCCCTGCTTCCACAATGGAGGCAAGGATCGGGTTTTGGGGTTGAGCCAGTGGCAGGCGGAAGACAGTGGCGAGTTGAGCGTTGAGCTTTGCCTCGACCTGTGCCCCAATTTGTTCGATCAGGTTATCGTCTACCGTTGTGGGACCAAACGGAAACTGAGTGCCCCCAACTTGCAGCCGTCCCCGCAACAGATTGGCGATCGCTTCTTTGGTGGTATAGAGCAAAGTTGCCAATTACGCCACCTTACGAGCAGCCAAGCGACGTGGGTCAGCAGCTAGGGGGATCATATTTCCGACCGCTACCGTTCTTTCCTGTCTTGGCGCATCATTCAGTACGCGAGAATTTTGGTAAAGACCAGGAGCAAAATCTTTCTCAACGGTGGGCACAAAAGCCTGCTCTAGAAACCTTGGACTGCCGAAAAAGTACCAATCTTCTTCGAGATAGTATTTGTCCGTTACATCACCCGCTGAGTTCTCTTCCGAGTATTGCGCGTCAAAGATTTCGACGGACGTGCAACGTGTGCGCTCCCTGATCAGGTCTATGACCTCTTGATCAGAGAGGTACACACTAGCCAGGTCTGTGCTGGCAGTGTTCGATCCCATCTTGGCAAGCTTGGCAGTCTTTGCTTCGTTCGTGTTGGCAATTTGCCTCAGCGAGGTGAAGTGCAGAACCAAGGTCGGCATCCACATTCCAAGATTGTCATAGATGATCCGTGCGTGATCCTCTAGGTTTTTAAGTGGTGTTGCAGTTGCCGCTTGAGACCATCGGGCAGCGCCAGTCAGAGGTGCTGGAAGGTGAGCCGGAACGATGTCGGGATAGCTCAGTGTGAACTTAGCGCCTGTGATTGGATCGGTGAAGGTTGCGACCTGTCCAGTCGCGACTCTCATTGTCAGAACGAGCGCTTTCTCATTGATTGCGGGCACCAAATCAGCCACAGCACCGAAATAATGCTTCTCCAACCCAGCAACTACCTGAGTGCCTAAATTGCCCATTGATGATGCCATCATCTTCATCTTCTGCATCATCTCGAAATCACGGGCAAACCATATTATCTGCTTGCCTAGCTTGCAATTGCCCAACAGATCCTCAGTCAGCTGCGATCGTGGGCGGGATGCTGGGATCTCCTGTTCTTCAGCAACCAGGCTGGCTACCGTTGGGCGGTGGTTTTTCATCTTGAGGAGCAGGAGAGTCCGATCGACATAGCTCGTTCTGGGCATGAGCGCATCGATCGGGGCTGTCCCTTCCAAGAGACGAAAGAAGGTTTGATCGACAATTTTGTCGATCGTGCGCTTTTCTCGGTTCAGGTATTCAACAACGGATGGCATATTTTTGGGTAGGTGAGGGAGTAGTAGAGAAGCTCAAAGTGAAAGGTTAGTTTGGCGTGACGAGCGTGATCTCAGGCAATATAGCCTGAACCTCTGGCGACCAATACGGCAAGCGATCGCCGTACACAGAACAGCTTGTATAGCAAGCCACATCGTTGCTGAACTCAGACAGGTCGATCACACTCAGCACCATGCCCAGAATGTCATCTACTGAGCCAGCGTCAGCAGCTAGCAACGCATCACCCACAGCCACCGCTACCGCTGCATTCGCCGTGAGCATGATTGTCCCCGCACCAATCGCCTCGACAGTACCGACAGTTGTGCCTGCGGTTGAAGTCAACTTGATGACATCCCCAGGCTTGAACAGGTTCGCGTTCCGCACAGTTAGCGTGTCGCTACTGGTAGGGGTGGCAGCTTTGACTGTGGTAGCTGGATAGAGGCGACCATACCCATTCGGCAATTTAGTCACCAATGAACCAGGCAGGATAACTTGCTGCCCGTTAGGGTCAAGTGGAACAGTCGTTAAATCAATGGTCTTCATCCGTGGCGATCGCAATCCCTGCTCAGAGAACAGGACATTGAGATCGGTCTTTTCAAAAGACGTAGAGCGGAGAAACATATCAGGCATGGCAGTTACTCAATGAGGGTGAAAAGCGACAGGGCGACGGGTTTAGTAGAGCTTGCGCGGGGTGTACGAGGTGGCAAACTCTTCCGCTTTCTTGTCAGCTTCGTCTGCCGTAGGAGCGCTTAAATCCTTCTCGACGGGCATACCAAATTTGACGGCAACACCGTTCGCCTCAAGGTCATCCAGCAGATATTCCAGGCGATCGCAATCCTTTTCAAATGCTGCCACCGCTGCCACCGCTTCGTCCAACCGAGCCACGGCAAACTGAGCGATCGCGGGTGCTGCCTTACCGTCGAACTTTTGCTTGAAGCTAGCGGGTGTGAGCTTGCCTTGATCTAGCAAGAGACTTGCTTTCTGGCGCAAAGTGGTGAAGCGATCGGCTACGGTTTCGCGCCGACCAAACAAATCGATCTGGCGTTTGTTGGTAGCATCAGCCGTTTCTAGCGTTTCAATCCGAGCGGACATTTGTTCGAGATCCATGTTGGCTCCAAATAGAGGAATGGTTGTCAATGGCTCCGGTATGGGAGCAGGGGCGGCAACTTGCAAGCGGCTGCGGAGTTGCGTGATGAAATCTTCGGTTGCTTTCGATCGCAGTGCTTCAGGCGTTTGCCCATCCAGTTGATCTGGGTTCTCGTCTGCGGTTCTGCGAATATCACGCAGCACAGACGTGAACGCCTCAAAGAGTCCCCAGAGTTGCATCTCCGCTCTCTGGATGGCGTCCTCTTGTATTTGATCAGTCAATGTCAGAGCATAAGCTAAGGTCGCCTCAAAGTGGGCGATCGCTTGCTCTGGTGACGGAGGATTGCCAGTGGAAAACAGCGCCGCCCCTGCCAGTGAAGGGATGGAAACAGCGCTGACCTCTACGATTTCATTGTTTGGCGTGATGCCGACTGATAGCTCCTTGAGCCTGCCATCACGGTACTGATCAACGTTTGCCGCACCAGAGATTTGCACCATCCCGAAGATGCCAATTTTGCCAACGAGGTCAGTGAGTCCCGGTAGTGGCAGGTTATCGGCGCTGATCTCCTCAGCCGTCACATCGCCCGTCAAGAACCCGATCGTGCTGCTCTGCGAGATGTAGTGATCCTGACTGCCAGCGTACAGCTTGACCCGCCGCCCACCTGCCATCCATTTGTTGGTTGCGTCCGCGATCGCCCGAATCTTGGCAGCGTTGTAGGTGGTTGCCTTGCCCTCCATGCTCGTGTGCTTGCCTTCGTAAAACAGCAGGCAGCGCACTTGTAAGGTATCGCCAGCAGGCGCGTCAGTCGCCAGTAATCCCGCTGTCTGGAAGTGAGCTTTGGCTGGAGCGGCTGCTACATAGTGGAGGACAGAGGGCACAGAAGGCATAGCGCAAATGTCAGGGTTTCATGACATTATGCCCTCTATCAATCGGATGTACTACTGTTGGCGGGAAATTAGCTGCCTCACACGTTCGCGAGAGATGTGAGCCTTGATGCCAATCTTGGCAAAACTCCACCCCTGTTCTCTGAGCGATCGCATCGCTTCTACCGTCAGCACCGCCTTAGTACGGGCTTTGGGTGGCTCCAGTTGAAAGGTGACGCGACAGGCAGGACACCAGTAACGCTGCCGATCGCTGGCAGACCTGCCATTCTTTACAATGTCGTCACTGCTGCAATGCGGACAGAGCATAAATCAATACGATAGTTGACGTTGTTGATTATAATGGTTAGGTCGTCACGTGCCTTCCACCAATGGCTCTAAAGCTCTACATCCTGGCTTTGTCTGAGGCGGCTCATAAGCAGGCAGTGTCAAGCAACTGGCAGGCTTACAACTACGAATATCTTGTTGTGGCGGAGTCCGAAGCACAAGCAAGACGCTTTGCCAGCGATCGCACCCCTAAAGACGATGGAGCGGGGGAAGAAAACTGGTTAGACAGCGATCGAGCAGAGTGTAAATTGATCAGTTCTTACGATGGCGATCAGCCGCTTGGCACTATCCTAATGACTGCGTGGGCGGATCAAGTTTGAGGAGAGGTTTCATGGACATTCAAAACGCGCGGTATGGCAGCCAGGATGGTTATCCCCTCCTGCTGCTAGACGTTGATCTTTTACCCGCTCGATTGTTTTGGGAAGCCAAGCCTACGCCACTCCGTCATGGGCTGGTGTTTCTTGGCTCAGAGTTTGCTGACTGGGTGCCAGCAATCACGCTAGGCGATACCGTGCTGCGCGGCTTTACGAGCGATCGCACAATCTTCCGCCTGTTCCTCGCGTTTGGTCTGGAGGTCTACTACGATCGCTTCCAAGAAGGCGTGATAGTGGAGCAACCTGACCCAGAGGAGCTGGCAGAATTGGGCGATCGGTTGTCTGGCTTTGCCTTGCCTGGAGCGCCAAGCTGGGCAGAGCTGACCGCTTTTAGTTGAACAGATCGCCAAAGTCGGTAAAGTCGCCCAGCTCAGCTAGCTCGTCTGCCAACTCTTGCGTGGTTTTCTTTTTGGTCTTCCGCTTCACCGTCTTTTCATAATCAAAGGGGATGTCATCCAGCAAGGTGACAAACTCATTCTCCCCGTCTCCTAAGAAGGCAGACCCACCTTGACCGGGCGATCGCTCATGGAAGTAGTTACCGAACACGCGATGGTAGGGCACATCCTGAGTCGTCACTTCGCTGCCAAACACTTCCACCCGCTTGTAGATTGAGGTTGATTCTGCCGCGCCTCGCTTGAGGGTCAGATTCTTGGTGCCAGGGACAAAATTATTTGCAGACATCACCGCTTTGTTTTCGGTGCGGATGAGCTTGATGGTCTTACTGGCAGCATCCCGCAGGTCAAAGTCAACGCGATCCATCATCTCGTACTGGAAAGCGTGCCAAGGTACAAAGCTCTTGGCATAGGTGGCAGCGTTGCCTGTGCGCTTCTTGGCTTCGCCTGCCACTCTCAGCGCTTGCTGTTTCGCATTCTCCACACCATCACGCCAGAAATAGGAGTCCATCGGAGCCGATCGGTTGTTGGCAATGAAGTATTTAAAGGCTTGCGAATCATTGCTCCAACTGGAACCAGCCTGTGCATCCATCCAGTTTTCAATGATGTTATAGTCGCCACCCACGCTCTTGATGTAATCGCGCACTGCCAGCATATGGGAGCCTTCGCCCCGCAGGTCATCAAAGGCTTTACCCGCTTTGTCAACGACTGTCACGCCACCCTTAGCCTTCTGCCGCAACTGATCGGGCAGACGCTCCACAATGCCACTCGATCGCAGTCCCAACGAGTGACGGTTGAAGCTGCCGATGTAACCCTCATTCCATTTGTCAGCCTTGAGCGTATCGGCAATGCCGACCTGCCGCCGCATTTCAAACAAGCGCCCCTTGATGGTTTCGTGTAGCTCCTTGGGTAGGGCTTTGAGCAGTGCGGCTTCCTTCTCTCCGAGCGATCGCATTTGCTCCACCACGTCGAAATGCTTTAGCCCACCGAACACCTCACTCGTCTGCACATTCACCGCAGCATCACGCAGGGAGAAAAGCTCAGTCGGGTATTTGTTCCAAGCGTTTCCCTTTAGCGCCCCCTGTGCCCGATAGCGGAGTGAGCCGCCATTGTCGATCCGCCAGACTTGCCCGCCCTTATCAACCAGTACATTGTCCAGGTCAAGTCCAACCACATCCCAGTTACCCAGCAGAGCATCAGCCGCAAAGTTCTTCTCAAGTTGAGCGATCGCCTTTGCTGCTGCTTCCCCACCTTCCGCTAGTACAGCTTTGAGCGATCGCCCTTCCACAAACTCAGCCAGTTTGGCAGGTCCCGTCGCTGTTTCGTACAACTTCGCCTTGGGTACTGACACCCCTAGCGCTTGATACGCCTGGTCAGCGGCAAACTCTTCCCGCAAATGTTCAGCACTGCTTCCCCGTTTCAGCACGAACTGCTTGCCTGTTTTTGGGTCGCGTACCAATGTGGCACCTGTACTACCGCCGAGCGATCGGACCGTCTCTAGTTTGTCGATCGACTTGGGAAACGCCTCTGCTTTCGCCTTCTTCGGTTTGGTCGGGGTGGGTGTGGGAGTAGGAGCAGGGGGAGGGGTGGGAGCCTTGGGCAGTTCGCTAGTCGTCCAGCCCTTAGGCAATGGTTCCAGTGTGCGGTTGCCTGGTTGTCTGGCAGGGTCAGCTATCCATTCAGCGTGAGTCGGGTTGATGGTACCCATCACCGGGCTAACGGTCGAGCGACAGCGGACGTGGAGCGGTGGCTTGTTGGCAGCGATCGCGCTCAGATCACTAGCAGCAATCAGCATCCCGTTGCGGCTCCGACAGATGGGAGTAGTACGTGCGTCCCCGATCGCTAAAAACCTGAAGTGAGTCACGATGCTGGACTGCAACGCCGTCTGGATGCGCGAGGAGTTGTAAGCATTCGTCAGCTCAGTGCGGGCGATCATCTCTGCTCTTGCCTTGCCTACCTTCAGGTTCGCTTGCACCTGATCGAGCAACTCTTTCCGGCTCAACACCTTCCCATCCGCATCGGGCGAGATAGCGCCAATCAGTGACACCTTGAGCTTCGCCAGTTGGTCATCCCCAAAGTTACCAGCGAGTTGAATCGTGCGCCGTAGCACTGCCTGTTCTGCTGCCGTGTTGACGATCGTGCCTGGTTGCAGTTGGAGGAGGCTGGCGATCGCATCTTTCTCCTGAGCCGTGGCGAAAGTGCGGAGAGAGGATGAGAACGATATCTTCTTCCTCAAGTTTTCAGGGACAGAAGATATCATCTCCCTGATCATGTGAGCGCTGCCAAGTTGCCAACCCATTGACCAGACAGAGAAGATGGGAGCCTGCAAAGCAACGGAGGCTGACCATTCGAGTGATTGGATGCCTGCCACATCTCGCGCTGCCAGAAATACCCCTGCCTTCTCTAGCAGGTTGGCGGTCTGCTCCATCAAGATGCGTTGTTGCTGCTCAATGCTGGCGTTCTCGATCGCATCCAGTCCACGCTCAATGTCAGCGATCGGGATGAGGGGGCGATCGCTCTCAAAGGGGACGGTGAGTGCAGCCGTAAAGACGCTATCAAACATCTGAGACGCAATAATTGTGTACTAACGTTGTACCACCCATGTCTAGCGCTAAGATATTTGTACTAATGGAACTGTATTGCGATCGTGCGGGGCTGTGCGATCGCTTTTTATTTGCCTTGACACTCTTTAAGACTTTGGGGTAACTTTGGGGTAAGTTCAAACCAAAGGAGCATGGCAATGACTTACATTAAAAGCTTTACTGTTAACGAAGCTATCTCGATTGTAGGTGCGGGTTATTACCCCGCTCTGCCGGGGGTAAATGTTGATCGGGTCAAGTGGAGCCAGTTTGTCGAATCAAATGTTGATTATGCTTTTATTGATGCTGCCGTTACGCTTTTTCAGCAAATTGACGAGAATTTAAACGGTTTAGAAGACCTTTGCAAATGGATTGCAAACGGTGCTGAGCCGAACCGTCTTGTTATGAAAGGCATAATTTCTTGCCGCATTGCCCCATCTGTGGCGGATGGATTAATCGCTGACAATGGTCGTTTGTCGCTTGGTGTCGCTTGGGATAATGGATGGAAACTTATTCTCAATACTCAAGGCGTAGATTTGGCTCTAACTTGGGGGCACGGAAAGAATTTCAGCAAAGAACTGTCAAAAGAAAGTTTTGACAGGGCAGAAGCAGTGCTTATCAACTGGGGGATGGTAATTGTGGGAAAGCCTGTAGAGTTTGCAGGCATCCATTAGCAGCACAAAATAAATCGGGTTACTGCTCTAAACACGCTGAGCAACGACCCGATCGCCGCAACCGCAAGCCACACAAATATCGCTGAAACTTACCGCTCTCAATGGGCGGTTTTTTATTGCCGCTCGATCGCCTCAGCCTTAGCGATCGCTGCCAGTGCTGCTTGCTGCCAGTTTGCCGCCGCCAGTTTCCATTCCAGGGTCATCTCTAACCAGCGCTGTGACTCTTCTTCCTTCGCCTTAAGCGCTGCCTCTAGCTGTACTACATGGAGCCGTAGCTCAGTGTTGTTGTAGAGGAGTTCAGAGTTCTGCTGCCGCATAGTGCGGATAAATTCAGCGATCGAGCGTAGCACCATTGCCATTCCCCTCCAGTTTCCAGTAGTCAAGACTGCCGCCGAACAAGCGCCCCATTGCTTTGACAGGTGTTTCCGGTGGTTCCATCCCCAGTAGTTCATACCCTCGATCGACCAGCCTTTGATCCGCCGCTGACATAAAGCCTTGCTGCACGGCATTGGTGAGTGCTGCCAGCAGAGCCGATCGCTGCTCTAACGTCTCCTCGCTTTCAGGTTCAGGGAAGCTGCCGAAATCCGTCACGCTGTCGCCTTTGTTCCACGTGATCAACCGTCTGACGGGGTTCTCAAGGATGACTTCTTTGATCTGCCCGACCAGTGAATTGATGATGAGTCCCAGCGTCGATCGATGACCTGTGTTGAGGTTGCTATCGCCCACCCCTGTCGCGGTCAAAATCGACTCAGGGAACAGCAGTCCCATCAGTTGCAACTGTTGGAGCAGGCGACAAAGCTCGATCAGGAAGGTGCCGTTTGTTTGCTGCTGCAAGGCTTCGATCCGGTTGGTGATGTCAGTGCTGATGACCGATCGATTGTCCAGGGATTGCAGTTGCGCCAGCATCGCGGTGGGAGCTTGGATGACGACAGGATTGTTCTCGGCATCCAGCACTGGCGCGCCCGCAGCATCCAGCAAGGGTACGGTGATCTGGCTGTCGGAGTAGCCCACAAGGATCGGGGTTGCTTGTCTCTGAGCTGCGACCAGGATCTCACCAATCACAATCTTCCAGGCTTTCCACGCTGCCATGACGCGCCGTAGTGCTGCCACGCCGAACGGGTCGCGGAAGGTTAGGTGACGTTGGTTCGTCACATGGATGATCCTGCCATCCTCACCGCTGTAGGGGATGCGCTCATCCTTCGTACCGCCTCTCACAACCACGTTCTCGATCGCGCCTAGCTTGCCCTCGAATGAGTAATCAGCAGGGTTGAGAATCTGAATGTCAATCAGTCGATACTCACCCCCTGCCTGATCTACTCCCCACTGAGAAGCGGCGTAGCCGAACGGGAAGACGCTCATCAGTTCTTCTAGCGAGAGGGCGAGAGAGCCGCGCATCCGCTCAAAGTTCATCCGCATGAACTGCTGGATCTCCTCGTCGGGGTGAGTGTATTCACCCAACTGCAAGACCGCTAACTGAGTGATCACCTGGAGGGCAGAGCCGACGATCGGACTCGTCTTTGCCAGGTCGAGGTAGTCAGCGATCGTGTTTGTGTCGTCACTGGCTACCTCTGCCAGCAGATCGGCAATGAGGCTTTTAATCGCTGGCAGTAATTTATCGCTGACCATTACTCAGCCTTGGTAGGAGGCTTGGGTTCAGTCTGAGTGCGTTGGTCAACAATGGAAGCGATCTTCTCAGTCAACGCTTCTTCCACCGCCTCTTTTAGAGACTCCTTCTTTCCGTCTGGGTGGAAAGGAAACTTGACTGGTAAAGGGTCGCCATCAACCAACAGAAGCAGCTCAGAACCTCGGTCCTCAAGCGCCACAGACACTTCCATTACTGCAAACTTAGCAAAGGGAACACGGCTCTCCCCATACGCCGCAGTTGTAATTTCGCCCTTCACTCCGAGCGACTTAGCAAACTCAGACAGCTTTTTGTTTGCGTCAGTGAATACCTTCTTAGCCTGCTGCTCTACTTCCGTCGCAGCATCTTCCTGGGCTTTACGGGCAGCAGCGATCGCTTCAACTCTTTTCTTGACATTGGCTTCTAGCATAGGGTGGGTGCCTAAAACGGTTGTACTAAGTATGCATCAGAAAATCTTTCGTAGAGTGCCAGCATTGACAGAAGCGGGTTTAGGCGTGGGTGCTGCCTGCTGCGTCTTATGGTTGCGGATGAGAGGCGCTAGGGCATAGCGGGTGCTATCGATCAGATGGTTGTGTTTGTCTACGATCGTTCGCAACGGGTCGCCTGCTGCATTTGCCTTGTAGCTGTAGAGTCGGCACTCATCAATAAAACGTTTGCAGCGCTGGTGAACGACGATCGCCTTGAAGTTGCGGAGATACTCGATCCCAGCCTCCACGCTGCCCGCCCATTTTTCAGCAGGCGCCAGCCCAGGGATTGAGGGTCGATCCCTGTCACCACGCTTCACATGACTGATCGTGTCGGGTCTGGAGCTATCAGCCCTGACGGTGTGTTTAGCAATCTCTGGAATGTCTTGTATCCAGCGCTTTGCGGTTTCGTCTAGCTCCAGACCTTGCGCCCATGACTCGTACTCTACCCACAGACAGCGATCGTGCAGCCAGAGCCTAACCGCTGCTGTCGGGTCAGTGGAGAAGCCCCAGTCAGCACCATAGTATGGTCCGTCCCAATCCTTTTGAGGTTCAAACTCATCCATGCGCCATTTGCCAGCGAGGATCTGGAGTTGAGATCTGACGTTGTAGCCACCCAGCCAAACATGGTTGAAGTAATCTGTGTCACCCTCCCGATCGAGCGCCATGTCATCAAGCGATTCTTGAGTGATGTGCGGGTTCTGGTCGTAGTTGACGGAGACAACGGTCGCGCCTTTGGGTGGCCCTTCTTCGCTCCGAAAAAACTGATCGACCGGATCAGTCGGCTGCTCAGGGTTCCACCCAAACCAAAGCTCTGAGCCAATGGCGCGAATGGTGGGACGGAGCAGGGCAAGGGATGTCTGAGAGAGGTTCTGCGCCTCTTCCACCCAGGCAACGTTAAACCCCTCCAGAGATTTGATTGATTGCGCCGTGTGATCTTGCATCCCCTGAAAAATGCAAATGCCCCTCCCCCCTTTGCGTCTGATCTCAGTGGTCAGAATCTCAAACAGATGGGAGACTCCCAGCGCTTGAATCTTGAGGGCGATCAGCGCTTTGACCGAGAAGGTGAGAGACTTCTGAATCTCACGGATGCAGACGACTCGCAAATCTGGATCGGCTGACATCCGCCGCACAACCTTCTCAGCGAAATAGTGAGACTTGCCTCCCGATCGACCGCCATAGGCTGCTTTGTAGCGTGATTTTTGCTCTAGCGGTAGTGCCCACTCTGGTACGTCAAGCGTCAGGGCGATGGACTGCGATCGCACCTTGACTGGTGGCAACCATTTATTGAGTCGCTTCTCTTTCCGCTCTAGCCGCTCTAAGCCTTTCATCTACCATCTTCTGTGTCAGGGCTATGTCTGCTAAAGTCTCAACCGCTCCTGCAATGGCAGCGATCGCGTCTGGGTCTTTGGGGTCTGCCTGGGTGCCAGCATCCTTGAGAAAACGAATGCCGCTTGCTAGTGCTGCTGCTAAATCGTCAGCCCAGCGCTCATCTTTTTTAGCCCGCATTTCCTGGAAGAAAGCGGCAAAAGCTTTGTCAGTGTCCAGGCGATCGCGCCATTCTCGGATGCTGCGCTCACAGACATTGTACTTTTCTGCTGCGGCTCGATCGCCCATCAGGATGGCATCGACTAATGCTTTGGCGGCTCGGTCTTGGTTGAAGGTTGGCATTTTTCCATCATGCACTCTGAGGGGCGATCGCAGACAGGTGAGAATTACTGTTTCCCAATGCGATGGAGCCAGATGTCTTTAGGGTTTGCTTCCGATTCGGGGCTGCATACCCTGGCAATCAACCCGTTACTGTAGTGCAGACCCTCGCCTGAAACGCTAGTGTCATAGCCGCTCGAATGCCATTCACCCCATGGATCGTTCACAATAAAGCCGCCCCGATCGTAGCCCTTGACGACGATGATATGTCCGAACCGGGTGAAGTACCCATGCAAAACACAGGGCAGACCGTCATCGATCGCGTCTCTGATGTCTGTCAGCGTGCCACTGGTGGTTAAGTGATCCTTAAGCTTGTAGGACTCGACCAGGCATTGCAGCCCATAGGGGTCGTGGCGTGACCAGCCTTGATGAAGGCAGCGATCGTACAGTTGATCCTCTAACTGCGGGAAACTACCATCCCCTCTGATGCCGAAATAGTGCAAGCACATCCCGATCGAGGTCACGTTGCAACTACCACTGGGATTGAGATGGTTATCGCGCTGGCTGAAATAAGGAAAGTTTTTGAGTACTGGCATGGGTTGGTGGTTGGTGGTTGACCTTAGTTTGCCCAGGCAGAGACGATCGCTCAGGTCGTTGGTAGATCTTTTTTAGGGGCGATCGCTCCATTATTTTCTTTGCTTTTTTGCACAAGCAGCGCTCCTCCACCGAGTGCGCCTGCCAGTAGCAACTCCTTGATCGCCGATGAGAGCAGCGATCGCCACTCTTTGCGCTCATCTGCCCCCAAGTCCTTCAAAAGACCGGAACCCAGAACAATCACCGCCGCGAACACAAGTACGCCAGAGATAATGTGCCTCACTCGACGCTGCAAGTCGTTGAGTAGTTGCGATTGCTCGGTGTCAAGCTTCTCACGCTGAGCGTCCAGCTTCCCCCGGTGCGCGAGCTGTTCTGCCAGCGAAGCCACTTGTATCTTTACCTGCTCGTTCTGCTCTACCAACAGTGTCACCTGTTCTTGCAGCAAGCCTAGCAGGTCATGACCTGTGTAGGTGTCAGAGTTACGATCGCCCTCGGTGTCAGGGTCGTTAATAATCAGCGAGACTTTCGCCGAGCCGCTTTTGAACAGCGTTAGCTCTAAGCCTGGATGAAGTGCGATCGCGCCCTGAATCGGCTCACCATGTACCCAAATGCCATTTGTAGACGGTTTTTCGCGACTGCCATCAATCAGCACAATGCCTTCGCCTGTGGACTCGATCGTCGCCTGCACACGGGCAATGCCTTTCGCCCAATCGCCTAGCGTTTTACCGATCGGGTAGGTGCAAGTTTCGGAGCGTCCCAGAGTGATTTTGCTTTGGGGGTCGAGGTTGATCACCTGCTTCGATCGCTCGATCGCTCCCATAAACTCGCGCAAGGTGGCTGTCAGCATTGAGATTGCCTCGCTTACTGCCTCCATAATACCCACGCTAGTACAGATGGTCAGGCAGAATGAAGGCAGCGTGAGGGTTAACTGTGGATGTACAGCGCCTGCTGCAAGAACTTGATCAATTAGCAGCGCTCCGACAGCGCATCCGACAGCTAGAGGTAAAGATTTGCAGAGCTGATGAAGCCGAGTGTCGTGCGATCGCTCAAGAGTTGGGAGAGTTAAAGGCAGAGTTAGCTGCTCTCTGCGTGAAAGCGCCGACTGAGCGATCGTAGTGGCATCACGGCTTGCAAGCGGCTAACGGTTGCTTAAGGTAAGGGTTCCTGAAGCCTGAATCGTTATGACTACTCGCTTGCTGACTTGTTTTTTGTGTCTCGTTCTAACCCTTGAACAGAGAGGTGTGCCGGGTCGTCGTGTTGGTGGTGGCACTCGCGTTGCTGTGGGGAGTGTGCAGTGATGATGACCGCTATGGATGCGATCGCTCTCTACTGGCTCGGAATCAACAGCTGCGCTCCGGTGGGGGCGAGAGTGAAGAGGGTGAAAAACGTCATGCTGACGGATTTGGCTATTAAAAAGCCGCCCCATAAGGACGGCTAGAAAGAGCCTTCATGCAGCAACTTTACGCTTAGGCGGTGGATTTTGAGCAGGGTCAGGCTCCGTCTCTGCCTCGGATGGTGCGGCGCTTTTGCTAGGCAAGGGGAGGTTGTTCTCAGTGAGCCACGACTTCAGACAGTCCACCGTGCGCTTCTCAATCAAACCCCGCCGCTCTAGCTTGGTGCCTAACTTATCCAGTACAGCAGAACACGTAGAGCATTCGGCATAGAGGGAGCGATACTCAGCCACCATTGCCGCATTTTCATCGATCGCTGGTGATTCGGTTGGCTCCGTTGCTTCCGCAGGCAGACTGAAAACGGCACTCAGATCGGCGGGGTTAGCGGTCGGGATCGGCTCATTGGCAGCATCAAAGTTATCAAAGTGCACATTGAAGGCGGCTCCGCCAGGAATGCGGAGGATGCCGCGACCGGATGAGCACAGTAGACCTGTTTCAGGATGATGATCGGGCGCGAGTAGCTCTAATTCAACCAGACCTGAATCGCGCAGGTTCGCGCCCCGCTTTAAACCAACGAAATCAAGGGCGCGATCGTGGGCAATGAAGACTGGAGCCATTGCCACTTTGCGAGATTCAGAGAGCGCTGCCAGCGAGAAAGCGCCCAGCAGATCTTTGTCCAGGTTGTGGAACCAGCCACTCATCTCTTCACAGATGGGCGAGAGCACCTTGTTTTGAGTCACAAGCTGCTCCAGGAACTGCTGCTCGGTCAGTCCGCTATCGGCAAACGTTTTGTAGCGCTCGGTGATTTCGCCCAGGTACGTCTTCAGAAAGCCGTTGATCTTCATGTAGTCACGCCCTTGCCCTACGACTTCGGCACCATCCCATTCCACAGGTGATCCGTGTGGATTGACGACAAATACCGTCTGCCCTTGTTGGCGTTTGAGTCTGACCAACTGCCGTGCGATCGTGCTTTTGCCGCTGCCCTGTGGTCCCCAAATGAGGAGGGGGCGATAGCGGAAGAGTTCAAAGTAATCGCTCAGTGGCTTGGCTGGCTCCGCTTTTGGCTCGACTGTGGCGACTGGTTGATCCGCGAGCAGGCTAGCGGTTTCGACTTGAGGAATGGGAGCCAACCAGCGGTTGGCTAGCTCAACGGGTGGCTCTTTGTCCGTGCGACGGTCAACGATGTCGCCAAAGTTGGGTACTGGATACCACTTGCGATCGCGCTTCCGATAGCCTGCTGCAAATCCTTGCTTGAACACAGGATGATTGGCGGCGATGGCAGGAGCGGCAAACGCTGCCCCACTCCCATCGGCAAAGGCGAGATTGGCAGGGCTGGCAAGAGTAAAGACGTTGAAGCTATCGGCATCACCTTTGCTGAAGCCGCGACCGCCCACCGTGTTGGCAGGCAGAATCACCCAGGCGTAGAAGCCGTTAGCCTGCATCATGCTGGCACTGAGCATGACTTTATCAATCAGCCAGCGATCGAAGCCTTGAGTGTCGCCAGAGAACACGACTGGATCGATGTCGCACATCTTGACACCAGCCACCAAGCCGAGCAGGCGCGAGAACTCGTCAATGACCAGCACAGTAGGGTTCTCGCGATCGCGTTGCAGTGCGGTGAACTCAACAATGAACTGGTAGATGCTGCGTACTACTGCCTGTTTGTTGCCAGCATCCAGGTCGGGGTTGTGGAACTGATCGACGGTCTGCCAGTACCAATACTCACCTGGAAACTGCTTCGGGGTCATCACCCAGAACTTGATGCTCTTGATGCTGGGATGCTTGCCGCTAGTGACCAGCTTCTGAGTCGCTCGGATGGCTCCCGCAATGAGTACGCCTTTCCCAGTTCGGACTGGGGCAGAGAGAAAGAGGCTTTTAGGGTCAGCCGCGATCGCCTCAATCAGATTGACTGGAGCAATATCACTGCTGTCCGCTGACTCCCCCACAGGCATTGCTCCATCGTCTAGCAGGTTCGCTTCAACAGCGGGTTTATCCTCTACCGTTTCAGCGGTGACTGTGACCGTGTTGGCTTCCTCTTGCTGGCGTTTGTCATACGCTGCCAGTTCTGCTTTTAGATCGGGTGGAGTGGTCGAGATGCCGCAATGCTCCAGGTAATCGAGCGCTGAACCGGACAGATATTTGCCATCCTCTAGCGCTTCTTTGAGCTGATCAATCACCGTCTGCTTGCCGACCAGGCTGGTGAGTTTCAGCAACTGTCGATCGCTCAGCAGGGGTGCAAAGTTGCCTGACTCCTTCATGTAGGCAGCAGCAGAGCCAGATTTCACAGCGCGCTTGATGGCAATGAGTACCAACGGAGCCGCAACCATTGCCGCCGCTGGCAGACCCAACGGAGCAACCAGCAGGGCAAAGACGGCAACGCCACCGATCAGGAACTTGGTATTGCTTTGGGTGACGGTTGAAGCTGCTTCTTTTTCTAGCGCCTGGATTTGTGCCAGCACCGCGTCATCAACGTGAATGAGTTTTGTGGGATGCATAATCGTTTCCTTATTGAACGGTTGCTGCTTGACGAGCGCGAACCCATTGCAGGGCGATGATGAGCAAGATGAGAACGACCTCAAATGCAAAGAGCATGACTAGCAACTTGGCGAGGTTCCCCATGTTGATGGCACCCCACATACCAGAACTGAGCGCGAACAGGAAGGAGTTGAGGGAAGCAGCAGGGGGATAGAGGCTGAGTCCAACAACCAGATCAAAGGCGTAAGCGCCGAGCGAGAGGAGTGCGCCCCAACGGATGAAGAAGTAGGGAATCTTGCGGGCTTTGCGGGCGATCGAACGGGCGGCGGGATCTGCCTGTCCACTGATGAGGAAGCGTCCTGATTGCGACTGCTGGACTGCGCCTTGCAGCGCTTGTTTGTCGAGGCCGATCAGTAGCCAGAGGCATTGCAGCGCTTGCACCAAGGCCCAGACCAGCACACCAACTACGGTCACGATCGCGGCTGACCAAGCTGTAACGATCCAGCCAATCAGGGGGAGGGAGGTGAGCCAGTTGGGAGTACCAACGCCAAGTGCTGTGACCAGGGCCACATAAGGGGCAATGTTGAGCCAGCTCACGTAGCCCATTGCTGCGATTAGTCCGCTGACAATCACCCAACTGGCGAGGCGCATAATCCAGCTCTCCTCGTAAACTTCGCGCCCTCTGTCGGCTGTATGGCGGACGCGATCGTGCCAGCGTTGTCTTCCTGTCCGTCCGTCTGTCGTGGTTGTCATTGGTTCTGTCTCCTGCGAAGTAAACTGTCTGGTGTTTGCTTGAAGCTGGTAGATCACGTCATCGTTATTTCTGTCGCCTGCTACTCGGTTGTCTGTGTCCTTGATCCAGAACGGATGCTGGTGTAAGGCGTGATGGCAGGTGCCGGGTGTGTGAGCGGTGCCACAAACGGCAAAGGCGTCTCGCAATGGCACAACGTCATTCTTGAGCAGGGTCTTGCCGTCGAGCGAGTAACGGGCGTGATGCACCTCGGTTTCGCGGTGGTCAAAGTGCTCGCCACACCAGGCGCATACCACCTGTCCGTTGATTGTCTGGAGCTGCTCTGTGTGTCTGGAAATCTCCTGCCAGCGATCGCCATAACGTTGCTTCCAGTCATAGTCCTGTTGTGGTTTTGTGGCTGTCATTACTCCTCCTCTGGGTCGCTATCCAACAAAAGGCAAGAAAGGACTCCTGAGAAGGCGGCAACCGAGCCAGTGGCAAAGCCAAGCAGGGCATAAACGTCTTTTGATTCTTTGCTGCCAGTCACACCAGCAGCAACAAAACCAACGATCGCGAACAGCGTTAAAAAGCCTGGAGTAAAGCTCCGCATGAACTTGATCATTTCAGCACCCCCGCCCGCCGCGCTCTCACCCGTTGCATGGCAGTGGCAACCACCTCGCGATCGGAGGTGCTAGCGATCGACTGCACGACCGGAAAGCCCTGAGCGTTGTTCTCCAGTACCGAAGTATTGCCGTAGGCATCGCAGACCGTCGAGCCTGCTGGCAGAACGGCAGACAGAGGCAACTTGTTAACAGGCAGGTTCTTCACTTTGGCTGCTACGTTGCCGTCGATAACAGGTGAGCCGACAGACAGCACTTTGTATTGCCCAGAGACATCGAATGAGAGCACCATCTCACAGCCCTTCTGGTAGCGCTCCAGAGCAATCGGCTCTAGCCCCTTCTGCTTCTCTTGCAGAATCTGCTGCGCCTGTACCTGCTCCTGGTTGATGGCAACCAGCGATCGGAGTTGTGCCTGTTTAGCCAGCGAGTCTTTAATACCGCCCATGTTGAGGAGGGCGATACCCACTCCAAGGGCGATCGCGCCTGCTTCCATCGGATTTCGTTTAGCCCAGCGTTGCATTGTCATTTGTCTGTTCCTTGAGTGTGAATTGTCTGGTCGTCTGCTTGTCTGGTCGTCTGTCTGACTGCTGACCCAAACAGCCCTTAAAAGCGTGGTTTTGCGTTTGGTTGCAGCAGGCGGGTGGGTGTGTGCGATCGCTCAGCAGACAGGTGGGGGAGTAGGAAGGGGAGACAGAAAAGTGCGATCGCCCCTCCGATAGCGATGAGGGTTAGGACTTTCCCAGGTCTTGCAATGCCGCTAAGGACTGCTGCAAAGCATCGGTTTCACTGGTCTGAGCGGTGTCAATCATGTGAGTCTGCTGCTGATAGAGCCGCTTCTCCAGGTGCAACTCAGCCGCCTTCTTAGCAATCTTCTCCTTCGCCTGTCGCGTCTGATTAAGCTTGGCTTCGCGCCGCTGGATGTCTTGCTGCATGGCGCTTGTGACCATATCTGCCGCTTCAAAAAATTGATTAGCAAGCGTCAGTGGATCTTCAAGCTGGATTGACTCATCCGATCGCAAGCTGTCGAGCGAAAAGGTTTGCGGCAGTTGGGGGTTGCCCATCACGATCTGATGGTTGCCTACTTCCACCGTGATTTCAGGGGTTTCGACGGTTGGCTCCAGGTCAAACTCATGCAGCAAAGTATTGAGATCGACGGGCGTGAGTCCGTCTGTCGTCTCAAGATTTAGTTCCTGGCAGCGGCGATAGACGGTGGACTTAGGAAGATTGTGGTCTTTGCAAAACTTGGTGAGGGATGTCTTCATGATGGTTTTGGTGAAAGGCTTGCTGGAACTGGGTTGGAACGAACTGGAACGGGTTGGAACACGATTCTCTCGTTCCACGCTGAAGGAAATCAGTTCCCATCGCGTTCCAAGGGTGTTCCACGCATGAGATCAAGTTAGCACAAATTGTTGGATTATTTGCATCAATCTCGCATCAATACAGTCATATAATTGAATCAGTTAGATTTTGACGTAATTTAGAGGGAGGTACTTTTGAGTAATGAGATGCCGCCAAAACGCTTAACGCTAAAGGGACTTAGCGAATTTCACTACAAGTGGGGAAAACTCTGGGCGTTTGCAAAGAACCGGACGGTGTCTCGACTCATCACAGATGTGTTTGAGGCTCGAATTGAATCGAACCGAGAGGAAATTGAGTTTATGATCCGCGAGATTGCAGAGCAGCGCGGCATTTCCTACGAAGAAATGGTTGAGTTGGTTCTCAAAGAGAAGGAAGTAGATGATTAATATTTTTTCGCTTGACCCTTGGAAACTTGATCGAATTGATATCCGGAGCAAGCACTTATTGCCCAGCGCTGGGGGGCTTTATTTTGTGTTTCAACAAGACAAGCTTTTGTATGTTGGCAAAACAGAAAGCGGGTTCAATACTCGGTGGCACTATCGCGGTGGTCACCATCGTGAGTACCAGCTCTTGCAAATGGAGGAGATCACGATCGCTTGCTGGGTTAGGTCAGAAACTGGCAAGGAACTTCATGAGCTTGAAAAGCAGGCTAATCAAATTTTCAAGCCACTTCTAAACGGCACACCCGTTACCAAAGGGATCGTGACGACAGGGGCAGGTAGACGCAAATCCAAGAGAAACCATGTTGACGTACCAGTAAGCAATCTGCTTCACCAACGCTTGCAGAAATTTGCCGTGAAGACAGGCTTATCAGTAGAAGAGCTTTGCAGCAAGGCGATAAGAAGAGGCTTGCCTGTGCTCATTCAGGAAGAAAGTGATCAGCTCAAAAGAGAGCAAATGTTTAACCAATCGCCTCTCCCGCCTTATGCAGATTCAGTACCCAAGGAACGGCTAGACGAAGCGATCGCCCTGCTCAGGGGCATGACTGAGTGAAGATGGCAAACAAAGAGGGGGCGATCGTAGTCAGCGATCGCCCCCTCTTTGTTTAGTTCGGACAATGACGGGGAAGCTTTAAAGCAACCCATTAGAGTCACCGCATGAAAACCATTCCACCGGGCGGTAGAGTCGCTTTTGAAACATTCGTAGACAGGAAAGATGTAAACAAGGTGCCTACTAACCGCATGTTGTTTAGCGTGGTCAGCATCAACGAATAACCAGCAGTAGAACCAACCTTTTGCTTCAACCCTCGATCGAGCGATCGAGGGTTTCTTTATGGGCGATCGCTCAGTGCTTTACCCACTCCAGTAATTCGCCGGGTTGCACTTCGTAGGCATCGCAAATTTTAGCCAACACGGTAGAGGACGGAAGCTGCTCTGGCTTGTCGTACAGGTCATAAGCCGTACGTTGAGCAATTCCCGTATCTTTCCTGAACTGATAACGGGTTATTCCCCTGCTATCGAGAAATTCTTTAACTTTGTTCTTCACTGGCATGTCCTCAACTTTACCATTGCTTTGATACTAGCATCTAGTTGATAGTATTAGGTAATTAGTATTAGTTATCTAATGCCTTGCTATTGATAAGTAATTGATACTACTAAAAGGATGACACTATTGCTATCTAGTTGATAGTATTGATTCATGGCAAACGACACGCCTTCTTCACCCCATCACTACACGGGAATCCAATGCAAGACCTTCTCACCGCCGCCGCTACCGCTACAGAAATCGCCGCGATCGCACTTCTCTTCACCAGCTTCGTTTCCGCCTGGACTCGCACCGCACCGCAACCCGCTCCTGTCGCCGCCGCCTCCACACCAGCCGCCACAGTCGAGCCAGTTGCACCCACTCCTGAGCCAGCCGTTGAACCAGAGCCAATTGTTGAGCCAACCTTCACCGCTGACGAGCAGATCACCACGACGATCGCACCCGACTACCACGCCATGACGCTGCCCGAACTGAAGGCGATCGGGCAGCTGCACAAGATCAAGGGCTGGCAGGTGTGGAAAAAGCCAGCCACAGCGATCGCCAAACTGGAGGCACTCGCCGCCTAGACTGCTGCTGCCTGCGAACAGCGTTAGCGATCGCACCTATCCAAACCGCAAACCTTTTGATTACTTGCCATGAACAAAATTCTGTTAGTAGACATCAACGGCACCATCACTAAAACACTGGATGGATCGCCCTTTACATTGGATACGGAGCCGACAGCGATCGAGCTAATTCCTGGCGTCACGGAAGCGCTCGATCGCTATGTGGCACTTGGTTTTGCAATCATCGGTGTTAGTAATCAAGGTGGCATTGAGGCAGGGTTTCGCAGTCATGCGAGTGTGCAATCTGAGATGCAGCACACCATGTTGCTAGCACCTCAGATTAGCGAAATCCTTTACTGCCCAGACTTCAAGGGTTTGGAGTGCTGGAGTGTCACTCCGTTTCAGTGGGCAGAATGCCATAACTCAGATCTGGCAGGCGCTTATCGCAAACCGAACCCAGGAATGCTTCAGTGGGCAATGCCAGACGCGCCATACTTCGCCGTCATGGTGGGCGATCGTGACGAAGACCGTCAAGCAGCCGCAGCGATCGACGTCATCTTTCTGGATGCCGCTGCCTGGAGAGAAGGCGCGATCGCCACACCAGAAGCCGTCATCCTTTAGCCGTAACAGCCACTGCGATCGGGCGCATTCACACACCCACCGCTGGCACCCTTCCCTGTCAGCTTCCCTATCCCCTCACAGTCATGAGCTTCACAGAAATCATCAATCGCTTAAAAGAACCGTTTCCGCCTGAGCTGCACGTAGAGCGCGATCTCCCAGGTGGCGGGAAATGGTTTTACGTCACCTGGCAACGCATTCGAGAACGCCTGGATGATGTTTGCCCTGAGTGGCGCATCGAATACGGTACTCCGTTCTACCTGGACAAATATTGTGTGGTCAGTTGCAAGCTGACGATCGCAGGTATCAGCCGTGAAGCCTTGGGCAATGCCGAGATTGAATTACTCAGCAAAACTGGCAAGGATATGAGTCGGGGGACGGCGATCGAACGTGCCCTAGCCGATGCCTTTAAGAATGCTGCCGAAGCGTTTGGGGTCTGCCGCTACTTGGACGAGCAGAGCAAAGACAAGCGCGAGTTTACCATCCGCTATTTGCAAGCAAAAGGCGATGGGCGAGGCGTCAAGGTTGCTGCTGAAAACGGCTGGCTCCCTGGCAACCTCAATCCTGAAGCCACAGAAGCACGCAAAAGGGCAGAGTTTGCTGCCAAGCATCCACTGCCTAAAAGTGCTGCCAGTGCCAAGCCAATGCCGGCACGCCCAGCGCCCGTTCACGTAGAGCCATTGACCACCAACCGCGATCGCTTCATCCGGCTTCGCACTTTGACGGGTCACGCCTCAGAGCAGGTCAAAACGTTGTGTCAGGAGTTAAACATCCCGCCTGCTGCCAATAGCCTTAATGCCGCTCAATGCTTGCAGTTGCGTGATGCCATGCTCACTGACTGGGCGATGGGTCAACAACGGTTCAAGCATCTCAACCATGCCCAAAACAGTTTCAACAATGTGCTGGCCAGCTTCGAGCAACCGCCAGATGACGATCAGCTCTGGGTGGTTTGGGAAACAAAGGTGCTGGAAAAGCCTGTACTGGAAGCAACCACTGCCTAAACCCGACACGGTGACGGATTTCAACCGCCATTTGCGGATACGTGTAGCCTTTTGTACTACTCCAGGGTGTTTTCTTTCTACAATGACTGAAACCACGCCAGTCGCGCTCAGCACTGCCTGCGTGCGGGTGACTCTTAAGCCCCTACTATGCACCTGACTGAAGAAGACGATCGCCTGTTGGCATGGCTTGCTCAGGCAGGCGACTCGAACGGTATTGACGTGAAGCCGTCATCCGGGCAAATCCTTGCCCGTTGCCCCAATGCTTACATTGCTTCGGCGCTTTGGCGATCGCGGCAATTGCTCCTTTCAGACCAGCCCAAACGCCTCACGTTATGGGTTGGGAAACGGTTGTATGGTGACACCCTCCTCGACAAAAAGACCTTTTATGCATCTACTACGGATGTAACCATGCAACAAACAACAACGATGACTAGCCGTTGGGCGCTCCGTTACCCACAGGTTTTTCAAACGATGACAGGCATCATCTTCGTGCATGGGACTGACCCAGAGCATCGATTCCTGGCCATCAATCCCGGGATCACTGAGCGTCGGCTCAACAAGCCCATCAGTGACACGATCGGGCAACCACTCCGCACAGTGGACGAAGCGATCGCCCTACCCAAGGAGCGCGCCATCCAGCAAGCGATCGCCACGGGTGAAGCCGCTGAGTACACCTACGAATACATCGATCACGCACGCTGGCAGTTTAAAGGCACCGCTATTCTGCTGCCAGATGTGGATGAAGTGCTGGTGATTGTGGAAGATGCTGCCAACTGGCAAGCGGACTACTGGCGGTCTACAGTAGCGGCTTAGTGTTGGTGGACGTGAGCGCCGTTTTCATGCCCATTCGACAAGAGCAAGCGCTCCAGGCGGGCATAGGGGCAGGGTCTGCCGCTATAGACTTCGATCGCAAACGCGAGGTCTGCCAGATCATCGATCGTGGGGCATTCAAGACCAGTGACCAGCCGCCGCAACCGCTCAATCTCATCCGGCTCAGTGTAGGGGCCGCAAAG